AGGTTGGGGGCGATATCGGTGAAGGTGATCACCGTCCCCTTCACGCCACCGGATGCTGCAACCAACGTGATCAGCGCGTCGGTGCCGCCAAGCGCTTCGGTCGAACCCGCCGCGAAGGTGGTCGTCGCAAAGGTCATCATGCCCACCATGAAGTCAGCGACCGTCGCCGTCTTAATGATGCCGTTGCCGCTGGTGATCGCCGTCTGCACGACCGCCCTGACGACGGTCTGACTGCCGGTGGCGGGAGGCAGGGTGTACGTGAACCCGCCTGTCGCCTTGTTGATCAGGTTGGTGCCGGGCGACAGGAGGCCAGTCGTCGCCGTTGTCGACATGGGCGTTGTCGGACTCTGCCCGCCCTCGCGCAGGTAGCGCTCGAGCGTAGCGTCGTCGCCGTGATAGATCGCCCTCCGCGCAGCGGCGGCGTCCAGTGTGGTGTATGGCATGTGCGTTCTCCTTATGCGTCGTCGCGGAGGGCACGCCACCGGAACAGCTTGCCTGCAGTCGCGGCAACCGATCCAACGGTGAAGCCCTTCCCGGTCGATGCCGTCGCGCCCTCGTAACGGCTAATCGCTGACGTGCCGCTCGCTGTCGCTACCGCCGCGCTGTTGTTGGAATAGCAAGTGACGGTGGGGGCGGTGACGGTGGCGTCATCGGTGCCGATCGTGCCGGAAGCAAGGTTGGTGACGACGATGTTTTCCGAGCCGAAGGTGCCGGTGAGCGTGCCTTCGACAAGGGTGAGGTTCCCGGCGGCAGTGCCAGCGGCAAAGGTGCCGGAAGCAATCTGCACGTCAGCCACGGTGGCCGTAGCACCCGAGGTCGCGCCGCGAATGGTCGACCCGGAGGAGATCGTGGCCGTGCCGCCAGAAGTAAACGCCACCACCAACGGGATCAGGTAGGCGATCGTGGCGATCGTGCCGTCCGTTGAGTTAAAGAGTTCGACTGAATTTGGTATCCAGCCGAGTTCGACATTGACGGTCGCGCCAGTTCCAGTGAACGCTCCGCTTCTCGCTGTGCCTTTCATGGTGAAGGCTCCTTATTCCAGATTGAAAAAAAGACGGCGGGATGTGCCCGCCGCCAAGTGGGTTAGAGCAAGGTCACCGCGACCTCGAGCCGGGACATCCAAGCCTGATTGAGGATCAGGGCGGCGTGCCACGTTTTCCAGCCGACGTACCCACGCTGGCCGAGCGGATCGTCCTTGGTCTTCTGTCCAACCGGAATAATCGTAGGAGACACAGCGCCTTGGCCGCGAAGCGCCACCATTCCCCAAGCGTCCTGCCCGAAATAGATGATCGGGTAGACGTCGGCGCTGGTGCCAGACGTCGACACCATCGTGCCCCTCGCGCCACCGGCATCGAGGAACGGGTTGAGGTCTGGCGACAGGATGTAGCGAACGTCCTCGACCGAGCCGATCTCGTATTCCGAAACCGGATTGCGGGTGCCGTACTCGGACACCGTCTTGAAGCCCGGAAGATTGCGGATATCGCTTTCGACGTCGGTGTGGGCCACCGCGACGTAAGCCGCTTCGACCGCCCTTGTGCCGTAGTCACTGGAGGGTGACAGGCTTCGGGTGATCTTCTGCGCCTTGAGCGCCTTCAGGGAACGCAGCACCGCGCGCTGCTTGGACAGCGTGATCGGGGTGTTGACGTCAGTGCGCTGGGTGCCGTTCGCATAGTAGACGGAGGTGCCTGCGCGGACGATGCCGTAGTTCAGCGCCTCGATAGTGCGGCCGATATTCTCGCCCGCCTGCATCGATGCATCGTTTAGCACCGGGTCTTCATGAAGGTCTTCTATTTTGTCAGTAACGACAACGACTTGGCCATACTGGCGCAAGGTCGCGGAGACGTCCTCATAGGAGAACTGCGTTTCGGTCGGGGTGACGCCCTCGACCAACGGGGTCGTGGCGGCAGAGAACACTTTCGGGCGACGGAACTTGATCGTGTCCGTCTTGTTCTTCGGCATCGGCTTGGTCAGGCCGAGCTTCTCCAAGACCATGACGGGCTTGGCATAGCGGAGCATTTGCCGCTCCGCATAGACGTTAGTTCGTGGCGATACGCCGCCATCGGCATATGCGGTGATGGTCATCGGAGCGGTCCTTTACCTGTGACCGCTCAACCCCTCACGCGCTGCGATACTTCTTCTCGTCCGGGTCTATATCCCTGAAACCGTTCCATAACATCTGTGGATCACCGTCTTCTGGAATCCCGCTCACGGTCGGCCTCGAGCCTGCGATCTGCGGTGATGCCGAACCTGCTAGTTGCGCCGCGCGCCGTGGATTGAGCCTTTGCGTTTGAACCGCTGCAGGCTGTGGTGCAGCCTGCTGCGGCGGTTGACTCGACGCAACGAATTGCTTGAAGGCATCCAGCGTCTCGATCGCGCTATGCGGATCGATGATCGCGTCCTGATTGGTGACGAAGGCTTGACGTAAATAGAGCGGCTGATCGACAATCCATGCGCCGAAGGCGGCTCCGTTATCACGCAAGTAACTATCCCAACCGGGATGCCGGGTTTCCAGCAAATGTTCGTTGGCCTTGAGATCGGCGTCCATCTCGAGATCGGCGGCCTCTTGGCGGCTTCTCATCTGGGCGTCGAACTGTGAAAGCTTTTCGGAGATCGGAGCGAGCGTCTTTTTAAGAGGCTCCGCGATCTCGGGATATTCAGCGGCCAGTTCCCCAAGGGTATCGGCGGCTTCTTCTTCAGCGGAGGCGGGCTGTTGCGCGGCAGCGTCGTTCCGCTCTTTCAACCTGCGCGTATAAGCAACTATCCGGCCTTCGATCGATCGGCGGGAGTGCTCAGACGTTGCAGATTCCAGCGCTCGTACTTGGGCGTCGTGTGCGGCCTTCAGATCAGGCGGCGCGTTGTCCCATATGTCGGGCGCTTCTTGCTTGGGAGCGGCGTCCTGCGCAGGAGCGGCTCCGTCAGCGGGCGTATCATTACCACTTTCAGGCTTTTCCGCAAATTTGGTGTCGTCGTCCTCTTCTTTCGGGGCCTCCTCTTTCTCGAACTCGGCCCACATTTCCTCTTCGGTCGGCTCTGCCGGTGCAGTCTTTGTCTGGTCGGTCATGGCTTCCATCCCTCGTCAAATCCCGCTGCGATCGCGGGGCCTAAGTTCATGTGGCGGGTTGGTCGAGGCGACCACCGCTGGCTTGACCATCTCCAGTATCTCGCGCATGGCCGTGATACGGCCGCGAAGAAACTGGCTCTCGCCATAGCTCTGGTCGTTCTGCTCCAGCCGCCAACGGCACTGCTCGATGGTTTCGTTTGCCTTGGCGGCCACCTCCCGCCACGTATCGGTGTAAGCGTCGATCATTTCGCGGTCGCCTTCTTGCCGTTGGGTTTACCTCCCGCCGAGACGTACCCGCCCGAGCCTTTCGGCACTTCGCCGCGCGCCCGAGCCGCCTCCGCATTGCGCTGCTCGATCGCCACCTCGCTCGCGAAAATGCGCTCCTTCGACTGATGATCCATCTGCTTGCCAGCCAGCATCGCCTGCAATTCCTGCAGGCTCATGTTGAGCTTGGCCGCCATCAAGTTCATCTGCGCGTCGTACTGCTTCTGGGCGATCACTTCCTTCGAGTGGTTGGCCTGATTGGCCAGCGCCGCCTGCATCTGCATCTTCTCCTTCTCGAGCGCAGCCTTGGCCTGCTCCACCTGCATCGCCGCCTGCGCCGCTGCCGCCGCCTCGTTGTCCTGCGCGGATGCCGCCAGCACGGCGTCGATCTCGTCGTCCGACAGCATCACCTCGTCGGCCGGGATCATGTAGCTCTGGAATATCTTGCGCAGCAGTTCGCGATTGCGCAGCATCGGCCCGAAGATCGGATGCCCGCCTAGCTGGACGGCGATCACCATCAGGTTCTGCGCCTGCATCTCGCGCATCAGCAGGACAGAACTGCCGCGCGCGTCGACCTCGTAGTCGCCCTTGATCTCGGGCTTCTCGTTGAACTGCATGTTCCAGTCGTAGGAACGCCGGATGTCGGGCGTCGTCACATCGTCATCGAAGTTCTTGACGATCGCGCGAAACACCGTGTTGGCCGAATTGTGCAGCAGCGCCATCCCGGTCGCCGTCTGCTGAATCTGGTGCGCGCCAACCTCGCCCATCTGGCCTTGGATGATCTGCGGCATCGAACTCATCATGTCGATGAACTGGCTGCATAGCATGATGATGTTGGTCAGTTCCTCCTGCCGGGTTTCGATGTGGAATAGCTGGAATGGCGGGTTCTCTTTCTGCAGCCCGTTCTTGGCCGTCCAAATCTTGCGCGGCTTGAGCCGGTAGTCGCCGTCCTCCGGTTCGATGTTCTGCATGTCGATGACAATTTGCGGACCTGACGACACGCCAGCGTTGTCCATCATCGCGCGAAACGCCCCATTCATGGCCGACTGCGGATCACGGATGATGTCGGGCATGCCGTAGCCAAAGATCGAGGCTTCGTCCTTGACCAGATTGAACACCGAATAGATGCACTCGCCACTGTCGTAGGGGTACAGCGCGAACTTCAGAATCTCGCCCTGACAGAACCAGATGCAGGCATTGACCGAGGTCAGCGGATCGATCTCGTCCACCTGCTTCAGCGCCTCGTCGGCAATCCCGGTGAGGGTCTGGTCCCGGCTCTGCAGCATCGTCAGCGCGATGTCCTGCATGTCGGCCGGTTCCAATGGGCCGTAATATTCGAACACATGATAAAGATCGCCCGTCACCTGCTGCGTGGCCGCGCGGATGTTGCGCAACTGCGCAAGGTAGGCCGGGGCCGCAGTCGATGGGGCCAGTTGCAGCAACCGGCGAATGGCGTCCTTGTCGAACCCCTCGAGATGCTGCAGATCGCGCAGCCGCTTGCGATTCATCAAATGGCGCTCGAAGGTGCCGTTCGACTCCTCGATGCAGGTGGCGTCCATGTCGGGGAAGAACCCCCACAGGTCGACGTATCTGAACGCGGGTTGCTGGCCGGTGGAGACGTCAAGCTTGTGCTCGCCGGTCTGGTCGTCCTGCTTCCAGCCGCGCCGCACCTTGTCGCCTGTCACCGGACCCTTGGTCACCCCGGTGCCGAGCTTGACCGCGCAATCGATCTGCTCGCGCTTGACGGACTGATAGCGGCATTCCGTCAATTGATCATCGATCTCCTTCTCCATCAGGTCGGCGCGCTTGCGGCCTTCCTCGAGCCGAGCGTTGAGCGCGACCGCCGCTTCCTTGGCTTCGTCGGCCTGCTGCTGCAGCGCTGCGGCCTGCTGCGCCATTGGAGGAGCGCCTTGCGGCGGTCCCGGCTGTTGTGGTGGCGGCGGACCTCCGAGCCCCTGTGGCGGCTCTCCCTGTGGCGCTGGGGCCCCCTCTGGCGCTGGTGCCCCCTGTGGCGGTGGCGGTGGCCCGGCCGGTGCCATCGGTTGCTGCTGCGCCTGCTCTGCGGCAGCCGTCGCCGCCTCCTGCTTCTGACGGAAGTCAGCCGCCGCGCGCTCCGCACTGTCGGCCAGTTGCGGAACCGGCGTCGGGGAAATGCCCCAGTTCTTTTCGTCGGTCGGGAACAGCAGGTCTTTCAGGCGGGCCGCCAGCGCGTCGGTCTTGGGCCGGGTCGCATTGATGAACAGCCCCGATCGCTGCTCCTCGAACAGCACCTTCGCCGTCGCCGGGTCATAGCGGCCGTGATACTGCTCGAGCGCCGCGATCCAGCGATCCTCCAAGTTGGTGCGCTTGCCGATCCGGCTCGTCACCTCCGCTTCCATGCGGCCAATGATCTCTTTCAGCCTCTCCCTCGATGGCGGCCGTGGCCGTTGCTGCAGGGATTCCGGCAGTTGCTGCCCCTGCTGCGGCGGGTTCATTACCATCAGGTCAGCCATCTCAGTACCCTGCTCTCTTGTCGGCAGTGCCAATGCCAGCACCGCCTTGCCTGTGCTTCAGCGACGGCAATCCCGCCACCCTGTCCCATGTGCGCCAGAGGTAGCGCATGCAGTCCATCAGGTGATCGGCCTGCCCATCCACGATGCGGCCACGCTCGTCGCGCTGGTACACGCGGTATTCCGCCTTGAAGGACTGCAGCGTGGAGAAAATCTTGATCTGCCCGAGCGCCAGCGCCTGCCAGCAGGCGATCAGCCCCGCCTCGAGTTCGTTGTTGGCGTCGATCAGGATCAGCCCCAAGCTCTGGTACTCGGCCTTTAGCTGCTTGCCGTCCTTCTGGCTCGAGCCCTTCGAGGCCGGATCGATCGCGCCGCGAATCCATTCGCCCCGGGTCTTGATGGCCGAGGCATGGACGACCGGCAGTTGCTGCCCCTTGTAGTGCTCGCTGTAGAAGTAAATCGTGCCGTCGACCGGGTTCTGCGCGCCCCACAGCGCGGCCGTCCGGTTCCAGCCGACATCGAGCGCATAGCCCTTCTTCCAGCCAAACGGGATGGCGAACGGCTTGACCTCGATGTCGCCGATCGGGATCGGGTAGATCACACCCGAGCCCATCGTCGGCTCGCCCTTCGAGCGCGCATCGCGCAGGTATTCCGGCGTCGAGTCGAGAAGCTCCTTCTTGGTCTTCTCGTCCAGATGCGGGACCGAATCCCATCCGGCCTGCACGACGTAGCGTGATGGAGAAACCTCGCCCATCATTGCGTCGTGATCTTAGGCAGGTGGAAGCTGCCGCTCCCGCCTATCAAGTCCAGCAAAAGCAGGATCACGATGATACATAGTACAACTATGGCCGCCACCTTCAGGATTCTCTGGGGCGGCTCTGGGATAAAGCTGTCCACTACGTACACAAATAAGTAGTACAAGATTCCGAGAATCAGCAGGTATATGATCAGGTTTATGATTAGGCCTATCATAGTACAGTTCCCTTCGCTAATTGCCCATCAGCCGCGACATGACAAGCATCTGCCCCTCGCCGCGCGTTTCGGCCACCACTCCACCTCCACTTATCGAAACAAACACATTCCCCAACTGCAAATTCATCTGGTTGCCGGTCACCATGATACTCGCGCTGCCGGTTATCGTCACACCGTCAGCCAAAGCGGTCGATGCGACCAGCGCTGGCATGGCCGTCACAGTGACCTGCACACCGAGCCCGATCGTCTCGTCGCCGCCGCTGATCGTCATGCCGGGGACGGCCGCGATCGTCGTGTTGGCCGTGCCGACAACCGTCACCATGCCCGCCGCGATCGTCATCTGCGGGACGTTGAAGACCGTGTAGTTGACCTTGGTGTTGACCGCGAGCGTGCCCGCAACCGGCATCGTCAGCTCAGGCATGGCGGCGGGAGATGCGCCCGCGCCGTACTGCACCGTCTCGTTGCCGATCGAAATCAGGCTGAACGTCATCGACGTCGAGACGGAAACGCCAAAACCTTGCGTGACGCTGACCGTGCCTGCACTTATCGCAAGAGCAGGGCTGGCGACGATGTCGACCGAAACGCCAGTGACCTCGCCAACCGTGACGTTGCCGAGCGAGATCGTCAGCCCAGTGCTGGCCGTCGTGACATTGGCCGTGCCGGTGACCGTTTCGTCACCGATTGCGGTCGTCAGCAGGTTGGTATCGGCCAAGGCCCGCGCCTTGCCGACGATCGTCACCGTGCCCGCGCTCACCGTGGCCAGATTGGTCGCAGCATTCGTAGTGACGTTCTGGACCGCCGTGACCGTAGCCGTGCCGACGCTCGCCGTGACGCTGCTGCCCGTTGCATCGACGTTGACGTTGAGGCCGCCGCCCGTGCTCTTCTTGAAGCTGGTCGCCCCCATTATGGTCTGGGTCGGATCGGTGGCGGACGTCCACGACGGCGCAACACTGCTGGTCGAGGCCAGCACCCGATAGGACAGGGCGGTGCGAATGACCGTTCCGGAGTTGAATTGCGCAAGCACAAGCAGCGGCGCGACAGGGACTATGCCGGTGCTGTCGGGCCGAGTTAGCCATGCGACCAGCAGTTCGTCGGCTTGTGTCAGCGTGCCGGTCGATGGACCGACATAGGGCGACACGATGTCGGCGTTGACAGCATTGCCGGGATTGGCATCGAGCGACGGCGTCGTGAACGGCCCTTGGAAGGCCTGCGCCAGCATGACGGCATTGTCGCCGCTCGACGTGCAGGCGGCCGATACCTGCGTCAGCATCCCGGCAACAGTGACCGGCGCATAGAACGCCCGACTGGTAGATGCCCCGCAATCCGATCCCGCACTCAGCGCCGTGTAGGTGTTGCCGAGATTGTCCGACATCGCCGTCACGGTGATGTTGGTCTGCTCCGACAGGACGGCGTAGATCAGGTCACCAGCCTGCACGTCCACCGCGACATTCACAGCCACGAACGGGTTGGTGATCGAGGCAAGATTCGCCACCAGCGTTGGACCGAGCGGATTGCCAAAGACAAGCCTGACCGTGCCGCGACCGCTGCTGGCGGTGAGCGCCGTCATGGCAGAGACGGTGACGGTGGTCACCGCAGTGACGGTCGCGGTGCCGACTGAAATGGTGGCGGCATTGCCAGTAAGCGCGCCGCCCGCCGTGACCGTGACCGTGCCCTGCCCAACGCCAAGGAACTCACCCGTCACATTGACGCTGACCGGGACCGGGAACGAAACGCTACCGGCTGTCACCGTCAGCAGATTCGTCGTGGCGCTGACGCTGGCCTTGCCGACAACCGTCGCAGTCTGGGTGCCGATCGCCAGCGAATTGCCCGTCGCGTTGACGCTGACGTTGACGGCAGAGACGGTGCTGACCGTGACGTTGCCGACACTGATCGTCGCTTGATTGCCAGTGGCGTCGACGCTGGCCTTGCCGGTGACCGTCACATCCCCGGCGCTGACAGTGGCGAGGTTAGTGGCCGCATCGGTATTTGCTTTGCCGACTATCGATTCATCGCCAAGCGTGGCCGTGACGCTGTTGCCGGTGGCGTCGACACTGACGTTGACCGCCCCAGCCCCGGCAGTGACGGTGACATCCCCGACGCTAACCGTTGCCAGATTGGTCGCGGCATCGACGCTGACGGTCTGGTTCGCGGTGACCGTGACGTCGCCGCAGGTGATGGTGGCGCTATTTGTCGTCGCGTTGACGTTGACAGCGCCAGCGGATGGCGGCGCTAGCTCGATGCCGAGCATGATCACGCGGGCGTTGAGCGACGTGTACTGCGGGCTTTGACTTGCCGACGTGATGTCATACGCACACGCAATTTTGCGCGAGGCAGAGTGGACGGAGTTGCAGAGCGACGTGTAGCCAGTCGGGCCAGTGACCGTGCTGCCACCGACATGCGACGTACCGAGCAGCACGATGTTCGTCGCGCCCGGAGCAGAGCCGAACGTTATCTGCGGATCGCCCGCGCTGAGGTCTTCCCCAGTCGCAAACTGGACGATCGACCCCGACACGTCCGACGTCAGGACCGACGCGACCATAACGCCGATCGAGGCGGCTCCGGTCGAGGTGACCGTGACGGTCCTCGCGGCTGGCGTGCCGCCGCCCGTGTCAGATGAAATGTACCAATCGCCGCGTGTGTCGGGATTGCTGAACGTCGACATCACGTAGCTGGCCAGCAGCGTCCATGTGAGGCCGCCAGTGTCAGATATCGTGGGCGTAGCTACACCCACCGTCGCCTTGAACGACGCGATGTATGCTACCAGCCGCCGGTCGGCCGCTGGCGAGAACGATGCCGTGGTGTGCGTGGCCGCAGCCGCGCCGGTTCCGGCGACGAGGACTACGGGTGCCGTGCTCACGGCTCGCCCGCCCTCTCGCTGACGGGGAGCCTTATGCCATGAGCCCCTTCATCGATCGGCACATCATGACCAATCAGACAATTCGGATGATCGCGTTGGACGCATCCGCAGCCGGGAAGACCACAGTGAAATCACCTGCGCTCGAGCTTTTGTCGCTGGTGAAATCCAGCACAAGCACCGAGCGGTTGGTGCTCGTCGTGTTGTAGATCAGCGCGCCTCTGGCCGTGATCGTTGACGTCGTCCACACCGGGTCAGGGCTGAAATCGGTCAGCGCCGTCGTGCTCGACACCGTGGGCGTCACGTTGGTCAGCGCCGTGCCGCCTGTCGTGTAGCCACCGCCGTTCGCCACCTCGGAACTGATGTTGTTGGTGCCGCCGCTGTAGTGGTCCGTCGCACCCGAGATCGTGCTGGCGCTCGTCACCAGTGCGATCTTGAAGGCGTGGCCCGTGCTGATCGTGAAGTTGTGCAGGCCCGTCATCAATTCCTGCTTGAACGTCGTGCATATCGCTTGAGTCGGAGCCATCCTGAAGTCCTTCCTATTTGCGGTAGATGCGATCGCTCTCGATCGCTGCCTTGATCCCCGCAAGAATGATCTGGTGCATCTGAACCTGATACGACAGCACCTGATCCTTGAGCGGCTCTGGGATGTTGTCGCTGACGTACATCAGCCGATCCATGATGCGTTCCGCGAAGAACTCAGGTGGCCGCCCGCCATTGCTGGTGGTGACTACCTTGACGGTGCCTACGGCCAGACCGGCGCTGCCATCCCCCATCAGCCAACCAGTTCCCGCATCGCTGCTATCCGCTTGTCGAGATCGGCCGCACGCTTGGTCACGTCGGCCTCATACTCCGCAATCTTGGCGCGCTCCGACTCCAGCGCATGGGCCTTCGTCTCGAGGTCGGCAGCCCGCGCGTTCAATTCCGCCTCGCGCGCCGCCAGCGCCTTATGCAGTTCGCTCGCCGTCGCCTGACTGTCGGCAAGCGTCTTGGCCGCATCGCTCCGATCGGCCGCAAGCTTGCGCACGATGTCGCCCTGATCCTGCTCGTTGCGGGCGACCACCCTCTCCCGCGCATCAAGCGCCGCGATCTGGTCGTCCACCTTGCCCTGCGCCTTCTCGATGTCGGCCTCGCGGTTGTCCAGCTTGATCGCCAGCGCATCGAGTTCCGCCCGCTTGATGGCCAGCGCCTCCAGCGATTCCTCGTTCGCTGCCGTCGCCTTCTGCAACTGCTCGATGCGTTCCTTCGTACCCTTCGGATCACCGACAATGCCAAGCAGGCTGGTGAAAGGATCGGGACCGGCCGCCCCGCGAGAACCGCTCATCATGGCTCAAACTCCTAAGATCGCAGCGAGCCGGAAGCTCCTGCCAGACGGCACCCCGACATAGCGCGTTTCACCCGCCGCCATGCGCTGCTTGACCGTGGTCGCAGTTGGATTGGTGCCCCATGCCACACAGGCCGCCTCCTGCGCATGCACCATCACGAAGGCGGTCTGGGCATTGAAGACGGCAGACTGCGCCGTCGTGCCCGATAGCGTCATCGCCTGTTCAGCGATCGATGGCTCCATGCCAGCGGCGATGAAGTTCGAGCCGATATCGCGCGCAAGGTCGCGGTATTCAGTGATGAACAGCGGCATCAGCATCCCTCAGATAAGCAAAATGCCCGCCGGGTGAGGGGCGGGCATGGACGTAGTGTCGAAGGCCGTTGGCGCGAGAATATCCGCCAAGCGGCCGGAAAACACAACAGGCGGCTATTTGGCCTCGGCCTGCCGCAACCTATTGATCAGCCGCAGTAGCTCGGGCCAGTGCCTGACCGTGTGCTCGCGGGCGAACTTCTCGAGCACGTCCACCTCCTCGTCGGTGGCAACGTCCTTGTCGAGCTTGGCTGGCTTGGCGCTCTTGATCGCGTCGGACAGCATCTTGTCCGCTTCGTCAGTGGGCACGCCAACCGTATAGGATTCGGAATTGGCGACAGTCGGCCCATCACGCAGCCGCTCGTACATCTCCTTGGTCAGCGGCTTGTCGCCTTTGAACAAGTCGGACTTTGACGTTACAACCGTGGGGGCAGGTGTAACGCCTTCCTCCAATTCCTCACCAATATCAGGCACATAGCGCGGTATCCCGGTGTCCGGGTCGTACTTCATTGGCATTTCGTTCTGCTCCTGTTCCGACTGATCAGTCCCCCCACTGATCAAAAATCCGGCTTTGTTCTGGCAGGACGGCGGCCCGATCGAAGCCTAGCCCGGAAGGCCGAAACCTTGTCGCACCGCCGTCCCTTTGTGCCGGGGTGAACCGGCAGCACGCAGGCGCTAGGCTCCTGCGATTGCGGGCCGGTATGAGCGGCCCTTTCCTCAACGCTTGATCTGGCCTTCCAGCACCTTGACCAGCTTGCGCGCCTCTTCGTCCGTGATCTTGAAGGTGATCGCGATGTCGTCGGTCTGGCCAGCCAGCGTCACCTTGATCAGGCCCGTATTGCCTCGCACCGCCGAGATGTCGACGCCACCCTTACTCGACATTGATGCGCACCAGCAGCGCCATGCCGCCGCTGTCAAAGTCCCATGACAGTTCCTTGACCCTGTACATCTTGGCGTCAATCACCACCGTGTCGCCGGGGCGCGGATGCGAACTCATCCCGCAGGACTTCACGAACCCGGCCTCCGTGAAGAAGTCGGTCGGGATCGCGGACGGTGCGCTCTCAGACATGATGCTTCTTCCCCACCTTCGCCAGTGTAATCCGGCCCTTGCGATTGACCACCGCGCCCTTATTGCCCGGCAGGTGCGCAACCTTGATGCGCTTCGTCATTTCAGTCGTCCCTGTCCAGTCGGTGGGGCTCCCGGTCGCATCCGTGGCTGCATCTTTGCGGGGGGCTCGGAAGGCAGTCATCCACGGGAAGGGCGCGATCGAGAGCCCCGCAAACAGCCTACCAGAACAGCACCCACACCACAAAGCCAAGCACCAGCCAGAACAGGATCGACGCGAGCAGCCACCCGCCAAGGCCGCGAGTCGTCAGGCTCATCGCTTCGCCTTGTGGTCAGCAAACGCAAGCAAGGCGACCGCAAACTCGTAGTTGCCAACGCTTACCCGGCGCTTGCGCATCAGCGTCAGGTATTCCTTCCGCGTCAGGCCGAGCGCCGCGATCTCGATATCCAGCTTGGCCCGGTATTCGATCTGCCGGATGCGTGACTTCGACAGGCCGAACTCGGAGGCCAGCGCCGACAACGTGAAGCCCCGCTTGCGCTTGGCCACGATCTTGGCGTCCCGCTCGTCGTACAGGCTACCCGGGTGCATCGTCATCCTTCAGCGGCCAGAAGAACAGCGGTGTGTTCTCACCGGCCCAGCAGCCGAGCGTGTTGAAGCTAATGAACTCAGCCGCTTCCTCCTCGCTCATGCCATCACGCTCGACCAGTACGTTGATCATGGCCGGGACCGAGTACACCGCCAGCGTCGGCTGGCCGCAGCGCTCGGCTATCCCAATCAGAGCCGCGTCGTAGCCGTCCGCGAACAGCGCATCCGGATTGAGGTCCGCGATCCATTCGCGCCTCACGCCGCCCTCTGCGCCTGCTTGAGCAACACGTACTGAGCATACGGGTTGCCCTCGCTGTTGCGTATCCGGGTGGTGATGATGTCGTGCCCCGCCTGCCGCAGATCGTAGATGCGCGCCGCCAGCCGGAAGCAGCCGTATTGGTCGAGCGCCGTGCGAGGCGTGATCGAGCCTCGCGCTATTAGGTGCTCCATCACCAAGCTGTTCTGGTAGGAGTATTCGCTCATTCGGCGGGCTCGTCGTCCTCTTCCTCGGTTGCCGCCTCAAGCTCCTCGATCACCTCGCCCAGTTCCGAGTGGACGTCCTTGAGCTTGGCCGCCACCCGGTCCTTCAGGTCGTCGCCAGCGATCTCAAGATCGTTAACGACCTCGTCTATTGCCGCCCGAACCTGAGCGAGGCGTGCCCTTACGTTGTCTGCTACTGCGTTCATGTCGTTCTCCTCTCCTGTTCATATCGCCCACGCTTCCAGACAATGATGCTGATCATGCCGCGTGACAACTTGAATGCCCGAGCAAGATCGGCGGGGCGCTCACCAGCCACGAAGCGCCGGTAAATCTCGGTGTTGCGCTCCAGCGTCGGCGGCGGCCGTCGCGGCGGCGGTGTCCCGTGCTCCTTCACGTAGGCCTTGCGGCATATCTGGTATATCCGCACCCGCGTCAGGTAGTGCTCCTTGGCAAGCGCTTCGAGCGGAACGCCCGCCTTGCTGCGTGCCACGATCTCCTCGTCGCGGGCCGCATTGACCACTGGTGGCCCCGGATGCAGGCGACGGTTCAGGCGCTGCAGCAGCCGATCGCGCCAGTCTATCTCAGTGTTCATCGTCATCGTAGGCGTAGTCGAAGGAGAAGGCGACCTCGTTGGCGTCGGGCTTGGGCGCTGGCCCCATCGGGATCGGCTCTCCACCCCCTGCCGTGAGGAAGGCGTGTCCCGCTGGCGTGATCCTGCACAGGTAGCCTGCCTTGCCCTTGGCTGTCCTACCCCGTCCGCAGCGCTCGATGAACTTCCAGCGGCGTAGGTCACTGCAACGCTGGTGGCCGTCCATGCCGACAAGCTCGTAGGCGTGCTCATCGAGCAGTGCCAGCCCGCTGCGATAGGCGTGCAGTACACGCCACGCCTGTTGGCTGATGTTGTGTGGCACTGCTTCGTGGCTGGTGTCCGGGTCGCTTGATCGGGCGTGATAGCTGAACAGGTCGTCGTCATCATCGCTCATCTGGCTTCCCCCTGTCGTCTGTCTCCATAAGGTTATCTGGCTGGCATTCGGAACACCGGACGGCCCACGCCGGATGCCCGCTGCCGTCGCTGTGACGTTCCTTGCTATCGACGTAACCAAAACCAAGGCACTTCTTGCAGAAGCGTTCAGGGACAGCGCTCATCGCCTCACCCGCCCCCGTCGTCTGGGCTGGGGCTTGGGGCCGATAGCGGTGAGCCATTGCTCGAACTGCTCCCGCTCCACCATCACCTGAACCGTATCCGGCACCGGGTCTTCCCAGTTCGCCATCTCCCACAGCCGAGCGCACTGGTCAGCGTCCAAGCAACCGTCGTTCTTGATGATCTCAGCGAACTCCTCCACCGACACCGTCCCCCAGAACTCGGCCGGGACCAAAATCTGTTCAATCATCTACATGTGCCCCCATCGCTCACCGCGCACGATGCGTGAGACAGCCGGTTGCTGGACACCATACCGCTCACCAATCACTCGATGCACTTCACCTGCCGCCGCAGCCTTGCGGATCGCCTTGACATCAGCCGCCGTCAGCTTGGCGCGGTGGTGCTTCTCGCCGCTTATGCGCGTGCCATGCCTCACCATGTCGGCCTTGTTGTCGGCGCTCGATCCCCATTCGAGGTTGCTGTAGTGGTCGAGAACACGCTTGCCATCCTTGTGCCGCGCTTCCGCCTTGGGAAAGGGCTTGGGACCGACGAACGCCTCAAGCACAAGCTGGTGGGCTCGCGGATACCACGACCGGCCATCGCGGCGAACGATGTACATCAGGTAGCCGTCTGGTCGCACATGCCCCTTAAGCAGGCGACCAACAACGCCACCCTTCGCTTGCACGCAGCGTCGAAGCTGACCGTACTCGCTCACTTCGTACTCTGGGAACCGTGGGCAGATGCGCCATTCCATTCCATCAGCGTACCACAGAACAAGCTGGTGTCTAGTACTGGCCGAGCCGCGCCCGATCGCCCGCTAGCTGGAACTGCATGACTGTTTCGGAGAGCCCGGTGAGCGGCGTGAAGGTTAAAAGGATGATGCCACCCGTTGTCATCAGTCTAATGAGACACTCCCCATAGATGTCTATGGGACATTCTTCGTCTAACCATACTACATGCTGCGAAGTACCTTCAAAGGAACCGCGTCCTTGTTCATAGCTTTTAAATCCTAATGTGCTCCAGCCGCCGCTGGCGTGCCTGATCCTCACCGTGTCGGTGAGGTCGTCAACGCCGCGCTTCCACGTCACCCTGCCGATCAGGTTGCCGGGGACCATGCCGGTGCCCTGCAGTGTCTTGCGTAGGCCGTCGTAAGCCACGGGGCCGAGCAGGGAGGCTTGGACGATGTCGCGGGTGGTTTCGTTGCGTCGGCCGCAGGCCCAAGCCCGCACAGGGTGAGCAAAGCGCTTACCGCTCCACCACGCAGGATATAAACCCGTGAGGTGAGCCGTAAGCTCGAAGGAGCCGCATGTGGTTTTCCCGACTCGATTGGCTGCGAGAAAACATCGCTCCCGATACTGCGACCCGGCTCCAAAGAACTCGAGATGTTTAGGATAACGACTGCGGGCATAGATGAGTACGGCACCGTCATCGCCCAAGCGATCCGCGTCGGGGAATAGGTCGAAGAACAGGCGCTGCTTAAGCTTCTCGACCAGCGTCTGTGTGAGCGCCGCATAGCGCGCCTGCGTCGGCAGCGGCAGGCGGTGCAGCAAGTCAAGTTCGATGACGTCGACATCGCTCATCTGGCAGGGAACATCCCGGGATGTTTCCCCTCAATCCGGCCTCATGGCATGGGAGGCACGGGATCGGGCGGCTCGACCGGCATTGGTGGCGGCGGCGGCTCATAGGCGTCGATCTCGGCCTGCACAGCGGCCATGTCGGCCGCGACCTGCTGCTGCAGTTCCTCATGCGAGACGAGCGGGACCGTGACAGGGGGAGGGGGAGGCGCAGGTGGCAGCATGGGTGGATCGGTCGGCTCTGGCATGGTGCCTCCTAGTTGGGCCGTCCCTCGTCGGGGCCGTGGATGATGCCGGTGAGGTAGCCGTTGTCGTGCGCGTCCCGGCAGATGCCCAGCATCATGGCACGGAAGCGATCGTCGTTGAAGGCGGTGGCCACGCCGAGCAGGACGAGAAAGTCTTCCGGCACCGGGCCATCCTCATGCTGTGGGGCGCGGATGACCGGCACGCCGTCGCTGACGAACAGCGCCATGTCGCCGGGCTTTTCCTCGAACTCGACCTCGTAGGCTGGCATGACGAGCGGAGCTTCTAGTGCTGCACGCCTGCCTTCAATGCGCGCGCCTCTGCGTGGATTGCGGCGATCTCGAATCGGAGTTCCTCCTCAGTCATGGCGGCGTAGTTGTGTGTTACGTTAACCACGCTTCGATCGGTCAGCAAGCCGAAAAGCTTGGCCTTGGCGAGTGTGGCCGAGACAGCCGCAGCCGGGTTCTTGCACTGGTATGCAAAGGCCCGATCGGCATCGAGTTGGGCGGCCATCGAGTCGACGGTGACCTCATGTCTTTCGGCTCGGACCTCCTGCAATTCCATGAGGCGAACCTGAATCCTGACATTCCCTGACAGGCGTGAGGCCGCACCGTCATCAGGCTTGTAGCCAGCGTCGACATAGGCCTGCGCCCACGTTTTGCCCAAGGCTCGGGCTTGGCAGAAGGCTTCGTGTTTTGGGTTTGGCAGGGCTGGCATGCAGCCGCTCTAGCACGAAAGCGCCGCCTCGACCACGGGGCGGGATGAAAACGGCGGTCGAAGCGGGGCTGATCAGCTACGGTCTTGGCTTCACCGGGCTGGTGAGGTTGTCCGGGTCGATGGTGTGCGGGCCGGGCTTGCTTGATTTGGACGGGCCTTCGCCGCCGGGCTTGCCGACTTCTGGCTGCGGGGGTTTTTGGCCGGGGTCGTCTGGCTTTTTTTCTGACTGCGGACGTTTTTCATCGCCATTTCCCATGGGAGTTTCCTTGTGTGGCGGACTGCCACGGACTGGTAACGAGGCGAGGCGGTGAAGGTTGCGTGGAATGGAAACGCCCCGGCCGGGGGAACGGTCGAGGCGCTTTGTGTGAGCCATGGGCCGACGATGAGGGTATGGGGTCGAGGCCCATGAGGGCTGGATGAAGATGGGCTTGGGAAGGGGCGAGGTCAAGACGAGATCATCCACCAGACGGTCGCGATGGCGAGACAAGCGACGATGGCGATGGCGAGAGCGTAGTCCGCGATGAGGTCGATCATGGTTTCCTCCCATTTCAGGTTGTAGCGCCGATTGAACCCCCACGGGGATAACGGCCGCCCGAGAGGGCCGTATATCCCCCGTAGGGGGGACTGGGGAGAGCGAAGGCTGCGAAACGTTGAAATCATTACAAAAACAGGTTTGCTAGAACAGGGTCGCTAACTGGGGAGCGAACAGCCCCTACAAGTTGTATTTCACCTCGCGAATGAACTTCACGCGCTTAGATGGTGGACCGCGCTCCGCGATCTCGATGGTCTTGCGATCGAGCAGGTTTTGCATGGCCCTTTTGAACTGGCCGGGCGTAACCTTTTCGCAGTCCTGATGGGCGGCAAAGACGCTTGGTGCATAGCCTGATCCTGTCCTCGACATTGGCGACAGGGTATCCCCCAATCCATTCGCGTCATGCCAGCGCAGGAGCTTCATGAACACACGCTCGGCCTTGTCACCCTTGCCTATGTCATCCCCGGCGCGCGATGGCTTGTCGGTGCAGAGATAGCGCCCGAAATCCCACAGCAGGTTCACCAGCGTACCGCCCTCGCTGTAGTTGGTCAGGTTGTTCTCCAGCGTGCGCACGCCTGCCGCGCCATCCTTGGGCTTCTTCATGTAGATCACGGAGCGATAGCCAGCGAAGTTCGCAGTCGAGCCGGATGCGCCTGTATCGTTCTGCTCGCCAGCGTTGGATGGGTGCATCAACATCCCGATCGCGGTGTGATGCCTGTGAGCCAGCACTTGGAAAGCCCGCGCTCCTGCAGCCGCCATCGATCGGCTGATCTCGCTGCCGGTGACAGCCAGCCCCTTGTTGTCCACCCACAACAGGACCGGCCTGATCAGCTTCATCGTCACGTCGAGGGCCTTGTAGAGAGCCGTTTCGGTGATGCTTTCGGTGCGATTATCCCCGGTGATCAGCGCGGCGTTGACGATCTTGGACAGGTCGATGAGGTGAAGATCGCCCAGTTGGTGCAGGTGTAGCTGCTCGGCCATGCATATCTTGTCGAGGCGTAGGTGCAGGACATCGATGGTTTCTTCAGCCGAGTAGAAGATCACCGGCCCCGGTTTGATGGGCTCGTTGAGCCAGTTGGTGCCAGTGACGCAGGAAACTGCAGCCTGCAGCGCAACGTAGGTCTTGCCTACCTTGGTGGCCCCGGTGAGCAGCGATGCATGGCCAAGGGGAAGCAGCTTGCGCGCATCGAGGAACTCGACCTCTGGCACCGGCAAGCCTTCAAAGCTCGACGCCCGGATGGTGGCGAACGGCTCAATCGCCTTCTCTTGCTTCTCACGCCACTCGCCGTTGGGTCGACCGCGACGGTTCTCCTCCTCGCGAATCTCCTTGAACCATTGCTCTTGCTGGGCGGAAATGTCGGGGAAATGCCGGGGTGCGTCACTCACAACACACCTCGCCCGTTGATTCTCTGGGGCTTTGCGCTATTGTGACACGACATTGTGCATGACCTTTCAGGTCGTCTTCCTTCGCACGGATGCAGGCACGGTGATCGAGGGATGGATTAAGGGCCCGTGGCGCGACCAACGCCCGGGCCTTTCTATCTTTAGCCGTCTTGCAAATGAATGCGAGTCGAAACCGCCCCCCAGTCTGTCAGAATCTGGATGGCCCCCTCGACACTGTCGGCCCAAGCGGCCTCGCCGCCAATGAACACCACCTCTGCCATCCACTCCCGCTGATCGGCGCGCAACTTCTCGCCCTTGCGCTTCAATTCCAAGGCATGCAGCCGCGCGAACGGGGCGCAGGCAAGCAGGATGTCGCTCGCGCCGGGCTTGACGCCCATGCGCTTGAGTCTGCCGCCCGTCGCCTTGTTGCGCAGTTCGCCGTTGGCCGGGTGGAACCACATCCAGCCCGGTGCCAGCCCATTGCGCAGGTAGTCTGCGACGGTGCAATGAATCTCGAACTCGGTTGGTCCGGGGGGAGTAATCCCCTTTTGCCGCTTGCCCTTCAGCAGATCGAGTTGGCGCTCTACCATTTGATTCTTCCCCATGTCCAGCTTTTATAGTACGACAGGCGATCGGGGGGAAGAATCGATGTTGGTTCTGCAGACGCTGGGGGTTAATGTCGAGGACATAGGAGACTTGCCATGCCTCTTGCCAAAGGTGGAACCCAGAAAACGATCAGCAAGAACATCAGCGAGATGAAGAAAGCTGGCTATCCTCAAGAGCAGGCCGTTGCGGCAGCGCTGACGGAAGCGCGCAAGAGCCCGGAATACAAGCACACGGGTTTCAAGAGAGCGATGAAGGGGAACTGAGATGGCCAAGATTGCCGATCCGACGCTGCCGAAGCAGCCGACTGCCACCAACCAGTCCCCGCTGGCCACGGCGCTCATGAGCGCCCAAACCACGGGGGCCCAGAGCGGCGCGACGACGGCCACCAACGCCGCCGCCAAGGTTGCGGAAACCAAGCTGCTGACGGCGGGCATTCCCGACCTGCTCAAGCAGAAGCAGTTGAAGGCGCTGCGTGGTTTTGGCTCCTCGCTGGCGGTTAAGGGGTTGACGTAGTACAAGCTGCGATCGTACTACGGTAGTCATGACCGTCATCCCAATGCACAAGCCGCTGGTCGAGGGCGATCCACAGATGCTGGAGCGCGCTGGCGACATCCTGAAGCGGCTCAACAGCGAGCATCCCGGGGCCAGACTGGTGTCGTTCATGGCCATGCAGCATCCGCGCACCATCACCCGCGCCACGATGCGCCGGATCAGCAACACGGACGGCCAAGAGCCACGCTTTGCGGCCAGCTTCGAGTGGCTGCTGATGCGCATCAACGACACGCTGCCGCTGACCGGGTGGAAGATCACCGATCGCCATGAGCGTTACCGGCTCGAGAGGATTTCACAAGAGCACCATGAAAGACTGGTTGAGCAATTTCACCATGCAAGGAGATGACATGAACAAACCCACGGTGGACACCGACTTCGAATCTGCGGTCGAGACGGCGCTGGACAGCCTGAAGCTCGAACCGGAGCCGATGAAAGACGCGCTGCATGTGCAGGGCGAAACGCCGCGCTTGGATCAGCGTGAGGTCCATCAGAAGGCATCGCACAGCACGCTGATCAACAAGAGCCGGGCGGCGTTCGAGCGGCAGCTTGAATCGCTGCAGGTGCGTATCGATGCGGTCAACGACGAGATCGCCCAGTCGATCAAGGCGCGAGACGAGGCGATCCTGATGGCCGAAAACCTGCACAGGGAGCGCATGCAGGAGCATCAGCGCGACATGTACCAGATCAAGACGCTGCGCGCAGCGGTCGAGCTAGCGGTGGCGGCGCTGGGCTATGAGTGATGCGATACCATCTTTACCAAGATTCCCTTCTCAGTGACGCGCACGACCCGGCTGACGCAGGCATGGACAACCCGCCAGAGGAGCTTGAGATGGCCAACGAACCGATCATGCAATTCTTCGCCTACGCGCACCTGCCTGCCGAACTGCAGGTGATTTCCAAATCGTTCGCCCAGCTTGCCGAGGCGACCGTGCGCGATCTGCCGCGCAATCCGGAACGCACGGTGGCACTGCGTAAGCTGCTGGAGGCCAAGGACGCAGCGGTGCGAGCGAGGCTGTACAAGGATGACTGAACTGCGATCCGCGCGCGGCCTGTTCGCGGCCACTGGCAAGATCGCGCTGCCGATCGAGCGGGTGTCGCAGGACTACTATGCCACCCCGGCCGAGGTGACCCGGGCGCTGGTACGCGCCGAGTGCGGTCGACTGGATGCCTTCAGGACGATCTGGGAGCCTGCAGCCGGGGATGGCGCGATCGTCAGGGTGCTGCAGCCCCGCCACGTAGTCATTCCCTCCGACATTGCTGATCGAGGCTGTCCCGGCGTCAAGGTGCAATCGTTCTTCGACTTCAGCGTGGCCCCGGCTCGGGCGATCGTCACCAATCCGCCGTTCTCACTGGTGAATTGGCGCGATGGCAAAGCCAGATGGATCAGCCATGCCCTGCATGTGCTCGACATCGAGTATATGGCGCTGCTGCTGCCGTGGACGTGGCCTGCAGCCGCTGGACTGGGAACGCTCTGGAGATACCACCCGCCAGCCGTGGTCTACCTGCTGCGCTGGAAAGTGGACTTTACGGGACAGGGAGCGCCGCCGCAGAACAATGCGTGGTTTTGCTGGGACCGAGGTCATCGCGGCGAAACCATCCTGCGAATGCTCGACCGGGAGGTCAAACAGGGGAAACTGCTATGATGGTGGTTCCGTGGAAGCGCACGATGGCCGGTGCCAAGCGGCTGGTCGAGCCCAAGACGCCAACGCCAAGACGCGACCGGGTGATCGCACTGGCGCAGCGGTGGAATAGAGAACACCCGCGCGAGATGAAGCCCCGAAGGCGCAAGCCGATCGTCATCCACAAAAGGGTCAACATCCCGATCCTGCCATACACCAGCCCGATCACCATCATCCAACAGGTGGCATTCTGGCACGGCGTTTCGGTGAATGAGGTTATGAGCGACAGCCGCCTGATCCCGATCGTGGAGGCACGCTTTGACGCGATCGCCGCAGTGCGGATCAACTGTCGGATTGCAGGCAGGCGGCCGGGCCTGATGGACTTGGCCCGGCAGTTCAAGCGGGATCACACGACGATCATTTCCGCTTTGCGGCAGCGGGGGTTGCGCGGCTAGTCATCCGGGCCAGCCGCTTATTCATGGCTCGCTTGAGGGTATCGTTGACACCCTGCAGCCAGCCCTTGCCGCCTAGCTCCCGGTAGAAATCCACGATCTCCGGTTCGAGCCGCAGCGTCAGGAGCTTCTTCCTCGACGGCGGGCGGCCGACTTTCTTCTTTTCCACTGCTACGTCCATGCGTTTCTCCTCGCAAAAATGTACTACGGAACTCCTTGACGGTTTCCGTGGTTCGTACTACATAATGCATGTACCCAACGGAATCAAGGAGAAACCAGCCATGAACGCTTTCAACGACGCAATCGCCCGCGCCACAGCCAAGGGCTGGACGGCCGGTGCCAAGCGCATGCGCATGGAAAAGCGCATGGCGAGCGGGCTGGTCAAGGCCTGCCTCGCCCGGGGCTTCGCCATCACGATCGACAACGGCGAAGACAAGCCGGTCGTCAAGGGCACCGGCTACCGCGAGATCATGGACAACCTCTGGCAGACCGACGAGGAGAGCATCCTGATCTACGACACCGAGGGCGTCTGCCGGGGCTGGTTCTTTTTGGTCTACGGCAACGACGGCTGGGACTTGGTCGCTGACTTCACCGCCAACAAGGTTTGCGATGCGATCTGGAACGAGGTGCTGCAGCCCTTGAGCGACAAGCTCTGCATGGAGGCCGTTGGCTGATGACCTACCGCAGCCTGCTTCGCCCCGTCTCGACCTTCACCCTGCCCGCCGACATCGGCGGGTGGTGGTACGTCGAAATCCCGGCCGAGTTCTCGATGAACCGGCCTGAGATGCCGGTGTCACGCCACCGCTACGGCACCTTTGCCACCGAGCGCCCGCTGACCGCCGAGGAACTCACCCACTTTTCGATCGAGGAGATCAAGCCATGACCCGGCTCGAATGGGAACACTTCTGCAACTGGCAATACGACACCAACCAGTCGCTGGCCTGCTTTCTCAGCGGCACCCAGCCCGACGTCGGCCATTGGTACGAGCCGTCATGGCTGTGGCTCGGCCCGGTGCTTTTCCTCGCGCTCGGCATGTTCCTCGAATGGAAAAACGGCAGGGCCAAATAAATTTGTGGTACACCCCTCTTGACTGCCGTACTACGAAACCCGATATTGAGGGGGAAAGGAGCTACCCCATGACCAAGAAACACTTCATCGAAATCGCCGCCACCATCAAGTACCAGAAGGACGGGGGCGCTGATGCCGCCACCCTGTACGCGGTCGCCGCCGCTCTCTGCCGCACCTTCAAGAAGTTGAACCCCGCCTTCGACATGGAGCGCTTCATGATCGCCTGCGGCTTCTGACATTTGGTTTCCCGCCTCCGGGCGGGTTTCCCAATCTCAGGAAAGGAGAGGTCCATGACCGAGTTCACCGTCCACTTCCAGAAGGGCACCCGCGTCGGCGCTCGCGCGCTCCGCATGGTCACCGTCAATGCCGCTGGCGTTGCCGCTGCGATCAAGGCCGCCAAGGCCGAGTTCAACGGCGAGCAGGCGCGCGGCTACCGCCTCACCCGAGTCGACCACTACGACGAGGACACCGGCCGCATGGCCATCGACTATTGAAAGGAGAAGCTCATGAAGAAGCTCGACTATCGCGCCTACCCCGCGCCCGACGCTACGCGCGGCGGTGCCAAGGTGGGCTGGTACTACTACGCCGAGCGCGAGGCCGCCAACGTCTGTGCCCGCGCCGCCAAGCACAACGCCCGCATTAACGAAGGGCTTGGCTACGACTTCGGCTTCTGCGCCCCCGGCGCGATCCAGAAGATGGTCGTCGGTGAGCACAAGGGCCTGTGGGAGGTCTGCATCCCGTGAAGACCATCGTCAGCATCGAGTGGCTGGTCGAGGAGATCGACCGCGACGGGGACATCATCGATGTCCACCACCTCGACAGCTACGCCGAGGCGCTCGAACACGCCCGCTTCTGCCGGGCCGAGCGCGACGTCAAGACCAGCATTGGTCTGGTCCGCGACCGGGGCAACGACGTCGAAGGGCTGGTCGATCGGCAGTGGGCATACGTCGACCACGGCAAGCTGCCCGAACGCTTCGACTGGGGCGGCGGCGAGGACGGCGGGGCGATCGTCCCTGCCAAGTACCACAGGGAGATCGAGACGTGACCTTCCACGAATACAAGAATGGCATGACCGTGATGGAGGGTGGCCGCAGCATTGCGGTCGCCCGGGACCGTAGCCCCAACGGCTGGCTGCTGACCCACTACACCGGCTGCTGGGTGCCGCGCCGCAGGTTCACCAACCTGCTCCGGGTCAAGACCCGCGACGAGGCCCGCACCATCCTGCAGCAATTAATTTCGTAGCACGAACCCCTTGACTTTCGTAGTACGATCGCCTAAGTCAAGGGGGAAAGGAGCCCCCATCATGCGCAAGGAATACAACGGCCACCCAAGCTGGAACGCTTGGAACATCGCCCTCTGGATCGGCAACGACGAATTTCTCTACCGCGCTGCCGTCGAGGCGCTGAACAGCACCCACACCATCAAGCACGCGACCAACGTGTTTTTCGGGATCACCGGCCTCGAAGGCCAGAAGACCCGGGACGGCGGCGTGTTCAATCCCACCGCCACGGCGCGCGCTCTGAAGGGGCTGGAGATCGTCCAGCCCAAGAGGGAGTACTGACATGACCTACCGCATCTTCGAGCACGACGGGCTCATCCGCCGCACCGTGGCGAAGAACCTCGCCACCATCGAGGACGGCCGCGCCTTCCTCGCCCGCTGGGGCGAACTGGTCGCCTTCGATCTGGACCCCGAGCACGACGCTGCCGACGCAGCGCTGCACCGCCACAGGGGCGGCGGCGGCCAGCTTCAGATTTACGCAATCGAAAGGGAAGACTGACATGAACACCATCCGCTTCAACACCGGCCGCCTGTACACCGCTGCAGGCCAGCGCATCGTCGCCACCTACCGCCCGCACAACGAGGCGGAAGATGAGGGTGGCACGGTCACCTTCTGGGACCACGACCGCATGGTCGACGGCGAGTTCGACATCATGAGCGAGATGCTCTTCACCCAGACGGTGATCATGGGTGCTTACGACAGCAATCGCGCCAAGAGCACCAGCCGCTCATGGGCTGACGGCATGCAGCGCGGGGGATGCAACACCGATCTAGGAGGACTGAAATGAGCCGCTTGCTGCAATTCAGAGATCACAACGATCAGCCGCTGCTGATCAACATGGACACGATCCTGCTGGCCACGCCCGAGGAGCGAGATGGCAAGAAGATGACGTTCATCCAGATCGCCCCCGGAATCTACCGGACGGTCGATCGCCCCTTCCACGATTTCCTCAAGCTAGTTGGAGCCTAACATGACCAAAATCTGCACCGCCGAGGAGGCCGTGGCCTATGGCTACGCCGAGTTCAACCGCAACCCTCACCTCTGCGTCGACGTCCCTGACGGCAGCTTCACCATCACCGCCAAGACCAGCGAGGGCAAGCGCATCACCTTCAGCTTCCTGCCCTACAAGCACGACGGCCCGGCCAAGTGCGTGGACATCCAGTACCACGACAGCGGCCACACCCACTTCAAGAACGGCATCCACATCCCCGAGTTCGATGCGGTCCTGTTTGGCGAGACTGGGAAGAAGCATGTGCCGATCCAGCTAGACACCCGCAAGCAGCCCCACAAGCCCAGCATCGTCTGCGTCCTGATGGACAACAAGGAGGAACTCGCATGACCCACCGCTACCCGGACAACACCCTTGAGAAGGCCCTGCGGGCACGCGGATTCCGCGTCCAGTGCAACTGGCAACTGAAGGGCCCCAAGAACACCGAGATCGCTTGGATCGAGCACCTCGTCGCCAGCCACCCTGATGGCAGCTTCGGCACCATGATCGTGGAGACATTCATGGATGACGGCTGGAGCGTCTACGTCGTGCCAACCAACCGGAACGACGTCGACATCACCATCGAGGCCACCATCAAGTCACTCAAGCCAGAAGGAGAAATCGCATGAACGCCCTCAGACGCAAGGCCTTGACTGCACTGCACACGGAACTGGATGAACTCAAGAGCAGGGCCGAGGACATCCGCGACCAGATCGACACCCTGAAGGATGAGGAGCAGGAATCCTACGACAACCTGCCCGAATCCTTCCAGAGCGGCGAGCGCGGCACCGTCATCGAGGCAGCGATCGAAAACCTGCAGTTCGCTTATGACAACGCCGACGCGGCCGTCAGCAGCATGGACGACGCCCTGTCCAGCTTGGATGAGGCCAGCCAGTGAAACACCGCTCCGTTCAGGAATGGTTCCAGATCATCCAGACGATGGATGACCGCAAGCTGGCCGAGGAACTGCTGGGCAACCTGCAGAGCTACCAAGGCCTGTACGGCAAGGATCGTGAGCAGGTGCTCGCCCTGTTCACCGCGATCCGGCTCGACCAGATGGCAAAGGAGAATCGAGCATGATCGTCTACACGGTCTACGGCTCTGATGGTGACGTCATTGCCACCAAGCGCGAGGCAGTCAAGATTGCCCGCGCGCTGGCCATCGAGTTCCAGTGCGAGATCGAGGTCGAGCGGCATGTGGTTTCGCCGCTGACCAAGAAGAACCTCATCTACATCCTCAACACGCAGGGCGGCGGCTGGTCAGCCGGGAGCGAGATCGTCGCCATCCTCAAGCCAAAGGAATTGTAGTACACCCCCTTGACTTTCGTAGTACGACGCTCCACATTCGGGATAGGAAAGGAGAACGTCATGCGCCACGAATACCAGTGCCCCGGCCGCGCGACAGAGCGCGTCTTTGAAGAGAGGCAGGCCATCGACTGGATGTGCCAGCACCAGCTTCAGTTAGGGCTCCAGACCGTCGCAGAGACGATCGAGCAGCCCACCGCCCTGCAGCGCTACGCTGACGCCATGTGCGCCGCCGCCTGCTTGGCCAAGATGAAAGGAGCCTAACATGACCCGCTTCAAGAAGGGCGACACCGTCTTCTACTTCGCGCAGGGCGACCCGCGCCATCCCGTCCGCGCCCGGGTGGACAAGGTTCACCGCGACGACACCTACACCGTCACCGCGCTCTGGAACGTCGACCGGGCAACCGGGCAGGACGCCGTCAACCTCATGTTCCTTGGCTACACATACCGCATACCCGGCGGCTTGCTGATGGACCGGGTGGGCAGAGACAGGAGGGTGGCATGACCCTCCCCCGCTACATCGTGCTCCGCACCGCCAAGGCTTGGATGCTTTGGGACCGGCATGAGAAGCGACAGATCGGCGGCTACTACCGCAGCCGCTACGCCGCCGAGCAGGCAATGGCTAAGGCGGCCAACAGAAAGGAACTGACATGACCACCCTCATCCCGCACCCCGCCCTCAAGTACGTCACCCCTGACACGGTGGCCGAATGCTGGGACGGCGTCGAAGACGACCTCTACACGGCGCTCTGGGCCTGCGTTGGCAAGTACGACAACGCCTACCGCGAGAACATCGAGGACATCGGCCCGCACGACGTGATCGGCATCAACGCCGTCACCGACTTCTGGGGCGAGTTCACCCCCGAGCAGCAGATCAAGTTGAACGCGGTCGCTGCCGATCAGCAGGCCGCATGGGAGGAGTTGAGATGACCCGCGTGCAAATCCCCGCCTTCACCGACTCTTGGATGCGCGGCGATCGCTACGGCGAGATCGTCAAGATCGTCACCCAGCGAGCGACCAAAGAGAAGGGGCAGCACCGCCCCGACGACGAGATCGAGATCGCTTACGTCAAGCTCGACAAGAGCGGCAAGACCAAGATGTTCGTGCTCGCAGACTGCGAGGTGATCTGATGGCTGACCTCAGATCATTCGCTCGACAGGACGGCGAAGCCCTGCAGCGCGCCAAGCGCGAGGCCGCCAAGCGGTTCTATGAGATCGGGATGAACTCCCTGCCAGCCGGATGGACGTTCGCTTTCAGGAAGTCCCTGACCGGCCTGTGCTGGACCGACAAGAAGCACATCGACGCGCCGCGCCCAGTGACCCGCAAGTCCCTTTACATCTGGCTGCACGAATGCGCCCACGCCCACTTGCATGGCCCGCGCAACCGCAAGCCGAGCCACGTCAAAGAGTACGAGGCCGAGGTCTGGGCACACGGTGTGATGCGTGCCCACGGCATTCCGGTGCCACGCAAGATGACTGAGCACGCCCGCCGCAACGTCCTGCACAAGATCGATCAGGCCAATGCAAGCGGCGCTAAGAGCATCGATCCCGCCGCGCAAAAGTACGCACTGGGTCCGAGCGGCATGAAGTTCGCCGCGAAGATGCGCAGCCACATGAGAAAGAGAAGGAGAGTCCAATGACCGACAAGTTCGACACGATCGTCAAGATCATCCAGCGCGCGGAGCCGATCGCCCGCAAGCACAACATCCACCTCGATCGGCTGACCTCGATCATGGATATCGACAACGCCGACAAGCAGTACCCGCTCGATCTCGATGCGTGGCTGGCCGCCGACGACAGCAACTTCGTCCACGACTTCTTCGGCATCCGCGCCAACATCAACCGCGAGACTGGCAAGCTCGACCACCACTTCGTGCCGCGCTTCCACCGGCCCAAGGAGGAGGCGGCATGACCCGCTTCCGTATCAAAACCCCCTACGGCCTTGGCTTCATCGTGAGCGCGCCAGATTACCACAGCTTCATCGTCAAGCTCGACACGGGCAAGACGGTGAAGGTGGAAAGCTACGACTGCAAGGTGCTGCCATGATCTACGTCGGCCTCGACCGCCGCTTCGACATGGAGCAGTTAGGCTACCTGCCGGGCTTCCTGTCCGAGGATGATCCGCGCCCGGCCGCAGAGCAGTACGACAACAACTACGTCGGCGGCTGGCGACCACAGCCCGGCTGGGAATACGCCCCGGCCACGATGCGCGCCAGATACCCCGGCGACCCGCCGCTCTACCCGTTCGCCATGACCATGCTGCGTGACGAGCGCGTCCTGTTCTACCCGCACGCCTACGTGCTGGTCCTGCAGCCAGACGACACGTTCGAGATGGCGAGGATGGATTAGCCGCCCGCAACTTAGACCAGTCCAAGTTAACCACCCTGAAGGAGGACTAGCATGATGATGTTGAGATCAGCCAAGGGCGATCCCGCCCAGCACTACGCCAACCTGAATGACTACACCCGCAACGGGTTTCCCGCCCGCTGGATGCTGGGCAAATACTGGCAGATCGATGAGGCCATTTACTGGCACTTCCTCGAGATGCTGCCCCCGGAAACCGTCGACCACGGGTTCCGCATGATCGAGCGTCTGACCGGCGACATCGCCGCCACCTACCTTGAGATCGATGGCGACTACTGGTGCGCCATGACCGATCGGACCAGCACCCCGCCAGACAAGATGGTGCGGGCGATCCGCAAGCGGGGAATCGGGACGAGGCGCTGGTTGCCGAGGGTGGTCAGCTAGCGCGACCTCCAAGATTTTGGAGGCCGGAAAGTTTCGTAATACATTTCGTTTGACAGGCTTTGTTGACTGTGCCCTTTATGAGCGCTTAGCCACAACGCTTCAGAAAGGAGCAACGTAATGAAACCATCTGAAATCAAAATGGTGCCGATCGACAAGATCGTCGCCAATCCGTTCCGCGATCTGGCCAACTATCCGGTCATCCGATCGAAGGTGGACACTCTCAAGGCGTCCATCGCCACGGTCGGAATGTGGGAGAGCATCATCGCCCGCCCCAAAGACAACCATTACGAACAGGCCTTCGGTCACCAGCGCCTCACCGCCGCCAAGGAAATGAAGCTCACGGAGGTGCCGGTCATCGTCCGCGACCTCACCGACGAGCAGATGGTGCAGTTCATGGGCCGCGAGAACGGCGAGGACTACAGCGCCGACTTCCTCGTCATGCTCAATACGTGGGAGGCTGGCGTAAAATTTTCCGGATCAGTCCGGAAAAATCTGAAAGCCGTTGATATTGCTAGACTTCTTGGATGGATGGAGATGAAAGGCTCTACCGGACAGGATCAGATGAACCAGATCGCTCGCGCCTGCGCTGGCGCTGTCGCTCTGATTGAAGGCGGCTATATCGAGCGGAAAGACCTCGACGGTCTGACCGTGAGCGCCGCCCGTCATATTGTCGAACGCGCGCTGTCCCGCATGGATAGCATCAGCAAGATGGGCAAGCTATCCGGGGCCGAGGCCAAAGATATCGAGCATGCCAAGACGATGGTCGGGAGGGGCGTCAAGGAGACTGTCAAGGAGGCCAAGAAGGGAACCGTGCCAGCCAGTCAGATCGGCAGTCGCGTTGACGTCAACACGATGCGCGCTGCCGGTCGCTCGAAGGAGAAGGCCACACCTCTGTTCGACGCCTTCGGCCACAAGCTGGCGACGGACCTCCGCAAGGTGCTGGAGAGTGACGGTGCGGCCGATCGGCTCAACGAGATCGCCAAGGCGCTCAAGTACGTGACCGACGAGGGCGACAAGGTCATCCTGCGCCGCATCGATTACGAACTGTCGGAACTGGGTGCCCGCGCCGATCGCTGGCGCAAGCGGCTGACGCCAAAAAACATCCAGTCGTTCCCCGCACAGTCGCAGATCGGAGGGCCGCGCAATGGCTGATCGTCACAACATGACGGAGGCGCTGTTTGCCAGCAGCGACCTCCACCAGAAGGTGCTGAACGATTGCATTGGCAAGCTGATGATCGACGGCTGTTTCCGCAAGGAGGAAGTCATGGCCGACGTTCACGACAGCTTCCTGATCGACAGCGTGCGCTGGGACTGGATCGTCAAGAAGCTCATTGACGACAAGTCATGGCCGGGTGGCAGCATCAACCTGATCCCGGTGGCCGAATCCTTCTTCAAGGCCAAGGCGGCAGAGAAGCGGGCAATGCAGATCACTGACGATCCCCTGCTCGTCGGAACGTACATGGCGCACGGCTACGGCAAGCGCACCGCCGGGTGGGTGATGGGCACCTTCGCTGAAGGCCGCTTCGCGCTCTGGAAGGCCGACATGGCGCAGAAGAATATAGCTGGCCGCAAGAAGCAGAACGGCGAATTTGGCAAGGCCATCACCAAGCAGTTGATCCACGGCGGCAAGACCGAGAAGGTGGTCGAGATCGCCAAGGTCACCGGCATCCCGGTGCCGCGCAAGATCGCTAAGGTCTAACCCCTCCAAGATTTTGGAGGCGTGCCGCCGGGACCAGCCACCTCCCGGCGGCAAATTATTTTGTGGCACACCCCCTTGCAGTTTCGTAGTACGATCGCTATGTTCGTGGTGGAACTAGAAACCAGCGCAAAGCCCCCGGAGGTGGGCAGTCATGCTGACCAGAAGAATGATGAAGCAGAACAGAGCCAGAGCCAGAGCCAAGCAGAAGATGCGCGCGATCATGCAGGCGGTCTTCGACATGCTCTTCGGCGCAATGAGGGAGATGACAACGTGACCAACCCGGCAAGAGAAGCACTGACGCGCGCCGTCAATCGCGCGATCGCGGAAGGCGGACCAGTCTACGTCAACAAGGCAGACCCGGCCCTTCTAACCACCATGCCCACCTTGGGCGTCACCGAATCTGGTGGCGAGATCAAGATGCGCCGCACCCTGAAGGCCAGAGCGGGGAATGTCCCGGCCGAGATCGTGCTCGCCTACCTGCCCCACAACGATGTCACCCCGTTCGTGACGTGGCAGGCCAACACCGACAAGTTCCCCGGCACCTACTGGGGCCACTACTTCAAGGCCGACGAGGCCGACGAGGCCGTTGCCGACTTCATGAAGAGGGGGCGGTGATGAACTACACCAAGATGGCCAAGTACCTGATGTACGAGGCCGCACTCAACGTCATGCCCGGCACCGAGAGCGCCGCCTTCTTTGGTGGGGCCTTCGGCGTCGACCGCGATGAGTTCACCCCGGTCCAAGCTGACCGGCTGCGCAAGGCGCTACGCCGGGAGCAGGAGCGGCTGGCCGATCGCCTGCGCAAGCAGGGCGTGATCGAATGAAGTCCGCCCCCACCCTGATGGACGAAATCTATCGGCTTGCCTGCCGGAACAAGACCATCCCCGGCTGGAAGGACAACACCAAGGTGAGGCACGCGCTCGAAAGGGCGCGTCGTTTTATTGTCGATGAGCCGATGGCCGCGTTCATGGCCGATCTGGCCAACGAGAGTTTCATCAAGGCCGGGACGCCGAACCCGCTCAGTCCGCGCATTGCCGATTCGATCCGGGTGCAGGCACGCCTGCCCTACGAGGCGATCTGGATCGAGTACCCGCTGCGCGCCTACCAGAAGAGGGCCAACGAGATTCGCGGCACGGTGATGCCCGATGAGAGTGAAGTTCCCCAGCGCGAGGGCTGGCTGATCCAGCAGCATCCGAACATCGACACCGCCTACATCATGCACATGTGGACGCAGAGCGATGCCCCGGATTTACATGGCTTCGCTCTGTGGACATTCCCGTTCGCCTTCGGCTGGTGCGCTGACGACTCGCCGCTGCCGTGGTGGAAATCGGTGACGACCGAGAACCAATCGGCGGCGTCGGAGATCATCGTCGGCATCAGCAACTACGTTCGCGACAACGTCAACTGCGTGGTGAGCCCGCTGATCAATGATCCGAGCCATGATCCCAGAATACTCCGTGCGTACAATTCCCTGCTCAACGAATGGGCTGGCGTGGTGCGCCGCGTCTGGGCGCTGCTCGCCACCCTTAACGACATCCCGACGACGATCGGCACGGTGCGCCAGACCAAGGGCTTCATGGCGGGTAGCAAGATCAGGCGGTATCTGAGCCACTCGACCCTCACCTTGAACATCCCGGCCCGGAAGGATACCCGGGTGCTGGCGCGGCGGTTGATTGCCATTGCTCACCGCAAGCGGCATCCGGTAAGGGCGCACTGGCGCGACGACTGGCGGCACCTGCCCGCCACGCAGTGCAGGCACCTGTGGGAAATCATGGACGACGGGGCCGATCGCATCGAGTGCTCGCTCTGCCACGGCCGCCAGACCTACATCAAGAAGCATGAGCGCGGCGATGCCACGCTGGGCTGGGTCGACCACACCTACAACGTCACACACAAGGAAGATGTCTAGTGCGAGTGAACCACATTGACGACGCCGACATCGCCACCCTGCGCAATATCCTGCACAGGCTGTATGATGCCACCCGGATACCGGATGGCGAGCGCCGCGATCTGGCGACCATCATGCACCTGATCCTCGATCGCATCGTGACGGCCGAGGTCGAAGTGAAGGAGCCCGAGCATGGTTGACGATCTGATCCCCGCCCAGCAGCCAGCCTTCCTGAGCCAGTGGAACTTCGTCACGGCAACCGGAGCGCCGCCGCTGACTGCGGAGACGCGGCTGAACCAGACGTCGCAGAAGGCCGCGAACCGACTGCGGATTCACAAGATCACCGCTAACGGTATCGATGCGAGCATCCTTCTGGACGTGGTCAAGATCGGTGACGTTATCAATCTCCATGACCTCAACGATGCGACCAAGTGGCATGACTTCGTGGTCACGGCCGCGCCGATCAAACAGACGGATTACTGGGACTACCCGGTCAGTTGGCAAGCTGGCGGTGGAGTAAACCTATCGGCTGGGAAGATCATGATCGATCTTCCTTTCATCGACATTGCCTACCAAGTTCGCCCCATGCCCGCGCTGTCGATCGTCTCCGGTCATGTGACTATCTCGGGGCAGTTGGTCACCTTCGACTATGCCTACCCGTTCCAAGGCAAAATTTACACCAGCCCCGGCCTAACCAAGCGGCAGTATTATGCCGCGATGGCGATGCAGGGATTCGTCGCCTCCAATGCCGTTGTCGCCAACCTGATCGGCAAAATTTCCGACTACAGCTTCAAGCTGGCCGACTCGATGATCGCCGCAGAGAAGCAGCAAGAGGAGGGCGTGACACCGCCGATTGCCGGGCAGGCGAAGACGCCACCGACAACCGTCCAGCAACTGAAGACCGCGCAAGCCGCCGCCGTGACGACGCAGGCGCGCAAAGCATCCTGAATTTATTTTCGTAGCACGGTTGACAGAGGGGAAACCAAGGCCTACTTGTACTACGTAAGTTCAATTCGTCATGGGATAGATGACCATTATGAACACCACCACCCAGCCCCGGACCCCCGGTGGCTACCTGTTTGAAGACGGCTTCGACGCCGACTTCGGCACGCCCACCACTCCCGAGGACATTCGCAAGAACGCCCACATCGCCAACGGCGGTGAGGCCACCTTCAAGTGCCCTGCCTGCAGAGGCACCGGGCGCTTCATCGCCTACACCGGCAGAGACGCTGGCCCCTGCTTCAAGTGCAAGGGGAAGGGCAACATCACCAAGGGGCAGAACGCCGCCATCAAGGGCAAGGCCACCAAGGCCGCCAACATCGCCCAGTGGGCAGCGGACCACGCCGCCGAGATCACCTACATGACCAAGCGGGCCAACAAGGGCAACAACTTCTACACCGGGATGCTGGCGAAGCTGGCCGAGTGGGGCAAGCTGACCGACAATCAGTTGGCTCTGGTCGAGCGCGACATGGCCAAGGATGCCGAGTTCTTCGCCAAGCGCGAGGCCGCCCGGCCGGTGATCGCCACTGATGGCATACAGGCCCTGTTCGATCGGGCCCCGGTCAAGCTGGTCAAGAAGCCCATCTTCAGGACGACCGAGGTGACCATCAAGCAGGCACCGATGACTGGCAAGAACCCCGGCGCTCTCTACGTCACCGACACCGACACCGACGACTATCTGGGCATGGTGAAGGATGGCAAGTGGATCGCCAAGTGGGGCACCCGGGACGTGACCGAGGTGCTGCAGAAGGTGGCCGCCGATCCTACCGCCGAGGCGATCGCCTACGCCCGCAAGTTCAAGGCCTGCTGCTGCTGCGGCAAGACCCTGCGCGATCCGGTCAGCGTGCTGGCGGTTGTCGGCCCGGTCTGCGGACCCCGCTGGGGACTGGATCACCTGCGGATGCAGGCGGCAGCGATGCTGGCCGAGGAGAAGGCCAACGAACATGAATAGGGCCACCCTGTGGGTACGGGGTCGGGTGGCCCGGGCGATCGCAATTGGGGCTGCGATCGCCCTCTCTTTACCGGCGCTGGCCGATGATGGCTACCCGCCATCCAAGTACGATATCGGCGGCAACACCGAGATCGAGGTCATCCAGAACTATCGCGAGGCCTTCGGTCCCGACGCAGCACCGCTGATCTCTGTGCCATACGGGAGCGCCAAGGCCGAGTGCGACCGGATCAACTTGGAACGCTGGGGCGTGCGGTATCCTGAAGGCAACGACGGCAGTTTTCTGGTCGGTTGCCTGATCCGCTACAGCGACCTGTCGCAGCCGATCATCGTCTACAGCGACGGCGATCCGAACGATCCTGATCTGGCAGTGCGCCTGCTGAGACATGAGATTGGGCACCTGCTTGGGTGGCCCGGCACACACGAAAGGAACTGAAATGAACAACGCATGGCATTGGTGGCAGCAGGCTCTCGACAGCCCCAAGGAAATCGGCAAGGCCGATCATCTGTTGGTCAGCGTCGACGCGCCCGAGCAGGGCTTTTTCAAGATGCGCTTCAACGCCACCAAGCCGTGGCTCCCGGTCGCCATCTGGAAGGATGAGGATGGCAAGTGGGTCGCGCTGCGCTCCGGTATTAGCGTCGATGCGATGGAGACATGGAACTATTGCTGCCGCCATCCGATCACGGCCGAGGCCTACGAACAGGCGCTGGCCGGTGGAGGCTGGGCAGACGACGATCCCACCGTGGCATCGATGATGGGCCACAACGTTGGCGACGATCTCGCCGTGCTGGCTGACCAGATCGAGAACGCCAAGGTTGGTGCCGAGGTCTATCGGGACATCCAGTCCGAGGAAGAGGCGGCCAAGGCGCAATCGTTGCGGTCGCGCATGAACGAACTGGCAGGCCAAGCCGACAAGATTCGCGAGGGGCTCAAGAAGCCACATCTCGAAGCGGGCAAGGCGGTCGATGCGCAGTACATGCCGCTGGTCAAGGAAGCCAAGGCGGTCGCGGACCAGCTACGCAGATACATTGAGAGCTTCAAGACGGCGCAACTCCTAGCCCGTCGTCTTGAGGAACGGCAGCGGGAGGAAGCGGCGCGACAGTCCGGGGAGGAGGCTGCGCCGCCCCCGCTGCCACCAGCCGACACCACCATCAAAGGGAACTACGGCCGCGCCGCGACTGTCGGCACCGAGCTAGTCGTCACCAAGATCACCGACGATCTCGCCCTGTTCCACTTCCTGCGAGGCAACCCGGACTTGAACCAGTTCCTGCTGACGATGGCGCAGAAGGCGGTGCGGGCAGGCATGACGGTGCCGGGCATCGAGACAGAAGAGAGGGCACGAATATCATGACGATCGAGTTCAAAGAACGCCGCACATTCGACCGAGAGGACTACAACCCGTACATTGGCAGGCTGGGCAACGAGCGCCTGCAGCCGCTGCCCAACGCCGAGGATGTCGATCCGATCGAGTTCCTCAACCACATCGCATCTGGCGGCCACATGATGCAGCCGGTGTGGGGCTATGCGCTCACGCCAAGCGGCAGCAACCAGTGGACGCAGTTTTTCATCACCAGCTACATGATGTCGGGGTGCGACGGCGGCGGCTATGCCGTGACCTACAGCAGTCGCAAGGAAGGCCCGTATGTCAGGCGCTTCCGCATCTGTGCGCATGAGGTTGTCGACCACCCGGGTGCGAACCACAATCGCGGCTGGCACCCCGGCCACTGCGTCAAGTGCGGCTACGACATGACCTATGACAGCGGCGACTGAAATGAAGAGCACCCAGCAGCAGTACGATTCGCTCGATCTGATCGCCAAGGCGGCGATGAAACACGTCGTAAACTGCGTTGCCCGGATGAGACAGGGCGACGTCGCCACGCTGTCAGCGCTTGGCGTAGAGGGGGCTCACGAAATCGTCTCCCCGATCGATGACACATACGACGTCTGGAAAGATGGCGGGCCTATCGAGTTCAACGTGTCGCTCGATCGCGCCGTCACGCTGGTGATCACGGATTACAAGGAACACAAGATCGATCTCGTCATGACCAGCGCCCTTGGGAAGAACTGGAAATTCAAGGACCACAAGCGGTGGCTGCAAGAGGTCACGGCCAGAGTCTACGACGACGAAGCGCAGAGAAAGGCCAGCCTAGAAGCATTGAGGAGTATGAAAAAATGAACGCCCCCACCAAACAACTGATGCTGCTCGACGGCATGGCGGCCAAGTACGGCCTCGCCCCGCAGGAGTTTTCCGCCACCGTGCGCGCCGCCTGCGGCATGCCCAACGCCACCCCGGAAGAGTTCGCTGCATTTGTCAGCGTCTGCAGGGAATACAACCTCAACCCGATCACCCGGCAAATCTACGCCATGCCCAAGAAGGGCGGCGGCCTCATCCCGGTCGTCGGCATCGATGGGTGGATTCACCTCATCAACAACCACCCACAGGCTGATGGCTTCGAGTTCGACACCCATGAGAGCGGCGGCGAACTGGTGGCAATCACCTGCAGGATGCACAGGAAAGATCGCAGCCACCCGGTCGAGGTGACCGAGTACCTTGCCGAATGTGTCCGCGTGAGCGAACCGTGGAAGATGAAGCACCGCATGCTGCGCCACAAGGCGTTGATCCAAGCGGCGAGATATTGCTTCGGATTTGGCGGCATCTACGACGAGGATGAGGCCGAGCGCTTCGCCCAGATGAAGGATGTCACGCCGCCGAGCCCACCAAAGCCGCCGGTTGTCAAGGCGATAATCGAAGAAAAAAAGGGACGAGTATCGCCGCCATCTCTGAGCCAGCCGATCGAGGTCGCGCCCATGCCGCCATACGCCGAGCGACCGTCGCGCAGGCCGACGCCACCCAAGCCACCGGCCAAGTCGATCGAGGTCGAGTTGCACGAACTGGACATGGCCGATCTCGACACCGGGGAGATCGTAACACCGGGACAGATGCTGTCCGACATGGACGATGCGATGGGGAATGCAACGAGCGCCGCAGAGATCGATGAAATCTGGAGCGACTTCGATCTCGAAGCCAAGCTTCAGAGCGTGACCAAGGGCGACGAGTTTATCGGCGTAGCATGGGGCATCAAGCGCCGCCACACGACGCGAGTGACGTCATGACCGTCCTGCGCGGCAAGAGCGACGACCACCCCACCATCACCATGCGCGTCGAGAAGGGGCGGCTGGTGCCTGTCTCCCAATACGATCTCGAACTCGTCAACCAGTGGCACGAAGGGGCCGAGGTCAACGTCGATGCCGTGCGCGTCAAGGTGCGGCCCGCCGAGAAGGCGTACTTCGCCATGCTGTCGACGTTGCTCCTGCAGGCCGATACGCCGTGGTCGAACACGGAGACGGCGCACGATGCGCTGAAGCTGGCCGCCGGGTTCGCCAATCCCTACAAAAAAAAGAACGGCGAATGGGGTGCGCACCCCCGCCACATTGCTACATTTACCGACAAGGAACTTTCTGAATACATCTCTATTTTCGAGGGGATTGTTCAGGAGAGGTTTGGGATCGACCCGGGGACGCTTCGGAGGGAAGCACCGGATACAGGATTTGTATCGTCTGGCGCAGCCGGTGACGGCGCTGCCAATGACGGTGCCCCCAGCGCACGCCCTATCCCGGTGGGCGCTGGGGTGCCAATACCGCCCGTAGCAACGGCCGGTGTACCAGAGGCAGGCGGTGGCGTCGAAGCCATCCCTCGCGACGTGTCGCCGCCTGCCCGAGGTAATCCGCTCTCACAACAAGAGTGGGACTGGGTACGTCAGACCGCCCGGATGCTAGTGGCCGCAACAGAGCCGGGTGGCGACGTTGGCATTCTGAACAATCAGGCGAAGGGGATCAAGGAGAACCTCACCCCGGCGTCCATCACTCCAGAAGCCAAGGATGTCGGTAACCTGATCTACCGTCACTGCCTAGCTGTCTGCAGGGGCAATAGGCCGCTCGATCTGAAATGGGTCGCCAATGTTGCGCACTGCACGCTGGCCGATCTGCGCCCGGAGGCACGATGATGAAGATGACGCGCGTCGACACCACGCGCACCGGCAAAGCCAAGGTAGTGCAAGCCGCCTACCAGAACGCCATGCGTCAGCAGGGCAAGGTCAAGCCGGAAGATTTTCCGATCAACAACCGCGCCGCCCGCAGACGTCTGGCCAAGGGCAAGAAACCGGGAGAGACGTGATGGGCGTCGTCAGCCAGCGCCTGCGTGACAGCGCCAAGGGGCAGGAATGCACCCTGCAGTTCTTCGACCGCTGCAACCATGACACCACAACAACCGTGCTAGCCCACCTGCCGAGCCCTATCAGCGGTATGGGCACCAAGTCTGATGACTTCCATGCGGTGTTCGCCTGCAGCGCCTGCCACGCCGCGCTCGACCTGCACGACTATGATGCGCGCGAGATCAGCGACTACGTGCTCAATGCCATCCGGCGCACCCAGAAATACTGGTTCGACAATGGCGACCTCACGATCGCCGGGACGAAGGAGGCGAAGGCCAAGCCGACGTCGGGCAAGAGCCTGCCGCCGAGAAAGCTGTTCGATTGAAGCTCTAGCCGTCGCCACCGCCGCTGCCTTCACCGCCACCGCCGCTGCCTTCACCGCCACCGCCGCTGCCTTCACCGCCACCGCCGCTGCCTTCACCGCCACCGCCCCCACCTTCACCGCCGCCACCACCGCCTTCGCCACCACCACCGCCTTCCCCGCCGCCGCAGCCATCCCCGCTACAGGGCGGTGGTTCGATCGTCGGTGGCTCGGGTGGCTCTGGCCGCGTCGGTGGCTCGATCGTCGGCGGCTCAGGTGGTTGCGGTTCCGTGGGTGGCTCCGTCGTCGTGGGCGGCTCCGTCACGGATGGCGGCGTGGTGGCAGGAGGTTCGCTTGTTGCAGGAGGCTGTCCACCAGAACCACCAGCAGCGCCACCTCCACCAGAATTACCGCCACCAGACCCAGAACCAGCAGCGCTCCCAGCAGTCGGAGGGGATTCACTCTCTGATCCTCCGGGCGTGTTCGATGTCTGTTGCGCCGCTGGCGTATTGCTCGGCGGGCGCTTGCACAGGAGCGTCGTGTTCACCAGCCGGTGCTTCTGCAGGTAGCGGCACTGCGCCTCATCGAACTCGACATTGGCCGTCCTGCAGGAGGCGAGGACGAAAAGGACGAAAACTATCCCCACAGTTTTCATCTTTTTCACCCTACTCTCTTTTTGGGTGGCGGCTTAGGCTGGGGACAGATACCTCTGGTGTCCGCTCCCACCTGTCGCAAGACGCGGCACTGGTCGGCGGAAAACTTGACATCAGCGCTCCATAGCAGGGCCGCCGCCACCACGATCAGGGCGATTCTTCCTGCGGATAGTGCCAGATCAATGGCTCTTCGGTTCCGGGGAAGGTGGGCGATGGCGACTCTGGCCTCCGCATGTGGTCTACGATTCTCTGCAGCACCTCGCAGTATGACTGGATTTCGACTTCAGAAGGCTTCCTGTCCATCAGCACCGAGATCACGTAACGGTCGTTGCCCTGCGCCGCGAAGCCGGTCGAAATGCCATACTCATCGCCGCCGCCACGCAGGCTGGCGATGCGCAGGACGCAGGCCACCTTGTCCGAACTGATCTCCTCATAGGACGACAAGAACCGGCCCAGCATCGCCGGATCATTGACGGCGCGATAGAGCAGATACGAGGGCACCACCACTGCCAGCAAAAGCGCGATGACCAAGGCCTGCGTGAGGCTCATGCTGGTGACGGCGCGGACGATCGTCTGCCAGATGCCCGGCTCCTGAGAAGGTGGCGGCTGGTCGGTCACGTCTCCCGCTCGACCTTGACGGCGACCGGCGTTCCATCTGGCACCGTGACCAGCACCCGGTAGACGATCGTTATCAGGCCTGTGGCGATCTCCGACGACTGCAGGGCCATGAGGAACTTCTCATGGTATTTGGCGATCTTCGCACCCATCGTCTTGACGTCGTTGTTGATGATGATGCGCGCCCCGACAGGATCGTTCTTGGTCGCATTGAAAAAGTCATCGAGCGCTTTGCCGGTGAACCACCCGCCTTCCATCCCGTGGTACATCACGTTAGCAGATATGGTTGGATCGAGCGCCCGCTCCGCGTGCCACTCCAAGTCATCAGTGCCGCCAGTCAGATCCAATTCCTTAGAAGCGTTTCTGTAGTTCTCGCGCCACGTAAGTTGAACGTCTCCCCTCCCATAATATATCTGCCCAGTTTCTTTATCTTTTACTCCATACTTCTTGCCATTACCTTTGCCTATTTCTTCTATAGGCCACATGGTCTTGGCCGTTTCATGGTAACTCGTTGCAAATGGGTAGGCGAGGTGGCGCAAATCCGTGGACAGCGGGTTCGCCTCGTAGGCCGCCAGCTTGAATGACATGCCGTCTACCTGCTGTTGCGTCAGCCCCTTCGGGAAGAGGCTCTTGCGAATCGAGTCGAAGAATTTGGTCCGGTCGAACTTCATTGCGCCGGTTCCTTCTTCGGCATCGCGGTTAGCTTCTGAAGCGCCCGCAGTCCCGTAAACGTATTCTGGAACTTCTCCATGATGTTGGCCGCCCTCTTGTCGTGCGCCTCCTGACTGATCAGGCCGCGATGAAGGTCAAAGGCGTTGGAATACAACTCTGTTTTGAGTGCCTCCTGCACCTTCTGGAAATCCTTGTAGTGCCAGAAGATTCCATTGGTGACGTCGACCGGCTTGACCTTGATGCCGATCGAGGACAGCAGCGCCTGCGGCACAGAGTAGACGTTGTCAGCGGTGTCTTTCGCGCCGTAGATCGCGTTCTTGACCTTCGTCCAGTAGTGAGAGCCCGGGTTCCATAGAGCCGGTGGAGCCCACGCCTTCCATGCCCAGTTAGCGACTGCCGTAAACTTCTCGGCGTTGTTCATCGTCAGGTCGTCGGTGATCTGCTTGCCCGTGAACGCCTGCTTGTTGAGAGCAAACTCGAAGGCCAGCATCAGCGGCCCGCCGAACTGCAGCGGCCCCGGCATTGGCAGTGCGCTCGATCCCTGCGTCGTGTCGAAGACGTCGCCTGCCGGTATCCAACGGCGAATGTCGAGGAACACGGGCAACCCGTGCTGATCCCGCCACGGCATGCGCACCATGCGAGGCACGCCGATCCAAGTGTACCCCTGCTCCTCGTCACGCAGCGCAGCGCGCTCGCGCGTCTCGCCGTCCTTCTTTTTCTTGTCGTCGTCGTCCCAGTCATCGAGCATGTAGGACAGCGCGTTCACGCTAAAGGCGACCGCCGCGTACTTCGCGATCTTCCACGGACGAAGCTGGATGGCGTGCGCGATCATGGGCACCGCCCGGTAGGTGTAGCTCACGAACGGCAGCAGCGTGTTGCGCAGCGCCACCACCCACGGCGCGCGGATGTCGTAGTCGAGGAACTGCTCCCGGGCGTTCTGCGCCGCCGCCTGCGGGCTCTCACCTTGCGAGCGCCGCCGCATGTAGAGCGCCATGCGGAAGATTTCGTCCTCGGCGCGATAGGCCTTCATCATTCCATTGTCAGCGATCCTCGCCCACGACCACAGCTTGTCGATGACGATGCCAACCAGCCGAGCTTTGCCAAGGAATGGAATCCCAGCCCAGTTCAGGAGGGGATTGCCCACCCCGCTGCCGGTCGTCTGCTTGGTGATCTCATCGAGGATCGGCTTCAGCACCTTGTCGCGAAGCTCTTGGTCGACCACGTCGGCCCCGAATGCACCGCTGTCGCGCGCTTCCTGATAGTGCGTCCCGCTGCTGAAATATTCCCTGATCCCGGCGACGAGGTCTTGGGCGCGCACGTCGGCCATGTCCATGAACATCACATTCGACATGACGTTGTTCATGTGGACGACCGGGAGGCGGAAGGTGTGGTTGGCCTTCCACTGCCGGAACAGCGCGCGCCATGTGCCGGGATTGTTGGCGAGGTGTAGCTCGTTGAGGTCGCGCCAGATCGCGGCCCGGACGAATTTGCCTGCCAGCGCGCCCCATTTCTTTTTGCCGCCCGACTTCTCAATGTTGGTGTCGGGCACCTTGACCCATTGGATATCCGGGTCTTCCCAGTAGCGGCCGTTCATGACGTTGTATTCGCTGCCCTCTTTCCATGTGCCGTCAGGTGGTGGCTTCGTCTGGGTCCACTCCTCCTTCACGGAAACGTCGTGATAGAACTTGCCGGTGGCGATATCGTTGGCAAGCAGCATGAAGGTCTTGGCGATCGTGTAGCGAGCGTCGATGATTTCGCCCATCTTGCCGCGCTCTTCCTTGGTGTAGTCGCGCCATAGCGTCGTGGTCTTGCCTTCCTTGCGCACCTCCCACGTCCCACGATCGACCCAGTTCGCGCCCTGATACTTCGCTGGCACCGCCTCGTTAGCTGGCAAATAGACGCGCCGCATGACCTTTTCCTTGGGCTTGCCGCCCGTCAGGTCAGGGGCAGAACTCACCTCATCGATGATCCTGAATTTTTCCCCCAGCACCGGGGCACCGCGCTGGCCTTTCTGGAACGATTCGACATCGCGCATGATCCGGTCGACCGGCTGATCCATGAAGATGCCGCGCCCCTTCAGTTCGTCGCCAATGATCTTCTTGCGGCGGCTCGTCATCTGGCCCGACACCCAGCCAGCCATGGTGCCTTGATCGGCCTCGGTCTTGGCATAGACCCGGTGCAGGTAAGCGCCGCGATTGCGCTCGAACGATTCCGCCGAGATCAGCCCGAGCGAGACGGCCTCGGCCCCCATGTCATCGATCGCCTTGCGGATCGGCCCCGACAGCCGCTTCATGGCATCATCGTTGACCGGCTCGCCACTGAGGATTTGCTGGATGACCTCGGCTTCCTTCGTGCCGACGCCAGCGTTGTGCAGCACCTTCAGAATCTCCGCGCCTTCGCGCTCCCTCATGACCTTGTAAAGCTCGCTCTTGCGGAACGTCTGGACGTATTCAGGGTCGAGCCCATAGTTGGTGATCAGCCCGCGCTTGGCGTTCTCGGCAAAGCTGCGGAAGAAACCGAATGCCCCGTTGGTCGGCCATGACGTCGAGCCAAGGATTGTCGCACCGACAGTGCCGCCAGCGGCAAAGCCAGCGATGGTGCCCACTCCCGGGCCACCGACGAATGTGCCAATGCCCGCACCAATGATGCCGCCAATGGCAAGGCCCTCTCGGCGTGCTGGCGTGCTGTGGCCTTTCTCATCCAGCCGCTTGCTGGGTATCCAGCGGTTCTGCTCATCGAGCCCGCCAAACAGGCTCCACGGCACCCGGATCGCGCGATCGACCGGCTGGCCGCGATTGAGGAATCCTTGTGTGACCTGTGCCGCCTGCTGCGTGGTGTGCGGCGCGGCGACCAGACTGAAGCGAGGATCATTCGGCCCGCTGGGCGGCTTCGAGAACTTGGCGACGTCCTCGGCCTTGGGCGCGGGATGCCACCACATCAGCCCCTGCTTGCCCGCCTTGAACCCCCACTTCTCGTAGATTTTGGTCAGCCTCTTTGCGCCGATATTGCCGCGATCCCATGTCGTCAGCGACAGCGGCACATCGTGCTTGGTGGCAAGCTCCTTCAGGTAGTTCATGCCCTGTGTGCCCATTCCGGATTTCTGCGGATAGGCCGACAGCCATTTCACGTACAGGCTGTCACCATAGTTCTCCAACTGCATCATGATGACGGCGTCTTGCTTCTCGTTCGCGAAGCCAACCTCGGCATTGTTCAAGGGGTTGGGGAACAGGGTCGCATAGGCCTCATTGAGCGCCGCATCGATGCGCGTTTTTACCGCCGCCTTCTCGTCGCCGCCGAGATTGATCGGCTTCGAGAACAGCGCCATTTGGTTCTTCTCGTCGCCAAACAGCGGCAGTTCACCGACGCCCTTCTGTCCCACGCTCGGCCGCATTGGCGCTTCCGCCCGGCGCTGCGCCAGCGTTTTCTCGCTGACCTTCTCGGCACCGGGGATGACAAGCTGTTCTGCCGGGCCGTCGAACAGATCGACTATCTCGGATGGAAGCGGCTTGGAGAACATGCCGACGTTCACCCGGCCGCCGCTCACCAGCTTGCCGGTGTCATCCACGAACACCTGATTCTCTGGCTTGTTGATGAGGATGAACTCGCCTTCGCCACCGCGATCGGTGACCGCCAGAATATGCTCGCTGTCGAGCGGCACCTCGGCGCTGAGAAGGGTATGCTCCTGCGGCACGCCTTCCTTGTGCGCTGGCATGTGGCTCATCGCGTAGTCGTAGCTCACGCTCCATGACAGGATGGCCCGCCTGCTGCCCTGCGCGACCTGCCTCTGCTTGCGGTAGAGCTTGACGACCGGGCCGTAATTCTCCCGCAGGATTTCCAGAATGGGTTCGACATCCGCCCTGATTTTGTCCAGCAATTCAGGGTCGTCGCCCCGTGCCGCCCTTTCAAGCTGGCCCTGCCCCTGTCGAACGGCGGGACTCATGGCTCCCCCTTCGATCCTGACCCCTCCCGGCGTCCATCGCGTGAACTCTTCCATCGCCTCCTGAACGGCAGCGTTGAGTTCTTGGTCGGCGCGATTCATCCTGTCCCGAATGTTCTTGGGGAAGTTTTCGCGCTTCGGCTCGACCTTGCTAAAGAACGCTGGCGGTTCCGCCACCGGGGCGAACTCGATGCCAGCGCCAACCTGCGTGCGGCCACCGATCTTGCCGCTCTGAATCTGCCGGAACACGTCCTCGGCCGTGCGAATGTCGTGGCCGGTGAGCGCCTGATACAGCGCCTTCAGGAAGGTTTTGAACTTCTTGAAGGAGCGGTTGATCATGCCGTCCATGCGCTCGCCCTGCAGCCAGCGCACAAAGGCGTGCGTGATGCCCTCCTCGACCCACTGCGCCTGCGGATAGTTCTGCTTGATCTCGTCGGTGATCCATTCCTTCCGCGACTTGCGGCGCAGGATCGCCTTCTCGTTGTCGGTCGCGGCGAGTTCGAGGATGGCGTGCATCACCTCATGGTGAAGCGCCTCCACTATGTCGACCGACTTCGAACCGATCTGCAGCGCAAGACTGATCAGGTCGTGGAGATAGACGCCGTTGACGTTGAACTCGTCTTCGCCCTGTCGGACTAGGATATCCTCCCAGACCTTCAGGTCGACGCCCTTCAGGCCGTAACCGTCGAGGATTTTGCGGAGGCTCTTGAGGAAGGCGTCAGCCTTGGCCTTGAACGCTGGCGTGGTCGTGTAGGTGATGTTTTCGGCTGGGGTAATGAGAGTTTCTTGCCGCCCGGTCGGTGGCAGCAGGAGGCTTGCGCCTGCGCGTGCTGCCGCTACTTCTGCGCGTCGGGCGGCTGTGCCTGCGCCGGGCCGTATTTTCGGTGGACGGTATCCACGACCTCTTGGCTCAATATGTCGTGCCGCTCCAATTTTTCCTCCGGGGACAAACCGGGCTCCGAGAGCCAAGAGCGGTGCTTTTCCCGAAGTCTCTGATACTCTTGCGTGAAGATGGTCGTTCGATCTGATTTTGACATAGCTGGCGAATCTTCCTTTCGATTTCGCGTACTCGAAAATGTATGGCGGGGCCGCCACCACCTTCATGAAAAAGTCCGGGTTGATCAGCCGTCCAGTTTCCTTGAACCTCTTCCACATGCGCCGCGCGGCCGTTTCCTGCGTGACGTCCAGCACGGCGAGATGGACCGTATAGCCATGCTTCTCCAGCATGGTGCGCCACCACTCGATGCTGCCGTGCTTGTCGCCCACCGTGGGGATGATCAGATTGGCACCCTCGGCAACAAGCCGGTCAGTTACCAGATCGCCTAGCAGCCTGCTTTCGTTATGGACTGCGTTCGCGCCCATGCCGGGCGTCATCTTCCCCTTGGAATCTGGGGCGACGTATCCGGGGATGACCTTCTTGGCCTCATCCACATCGGTGATTGCCGCGTTGAACTCATAGGCGAGGTCATTAGCAGCGGTCGATTTACCTGAAGCGGGCGGCCCCTGAAGGACGATCGCGAGGTGATTGTTCTCGACCCTGTACGGCTTGACGTGGTCAAGCAGTTGCCCCCTCCCTGTCTCCCTCACCTTCGCGTTGTGCTTATCGATGCCTTCGTTGATTTCCTTGGTCGCCAGCCCGTGGGCAACACCGTACAGATACTCCAGCGTTTCCTGCAGCTTGACCTTCGCGCCCTTGACGTTCCACCGCCGAGCATCCAGCCACTCAGGCGTCCAGAATCCCGGCTCGTCAGATGTGACGGGGACGGCATTCATCGCCGCCACTTCCGCAAGGGCTTCAGGCGTCTTTAGTTTCTTTAGAGTCCGTGCCCTGCGGTGCCTCTCCACCACCCCCAGCTTTTGCGGCGGCGGCTCATCCTCCACCGGCCCCGGCCGTGAGAACTTCGCGCCTTCGGCGGCCTTGGCCTCTGCCGCTTGCCGCTCTGCCAGCGCCTGCGCTTTGGCCGCAGCCGCGCGCTTTTCCCCATCCGCCCGGATGGCGGCCTTCATCGCCTCCGCAGGCGTTAGCTTTGCGTCTGGGGCGGCTGTGGCCTTGGCCTGCTCATTCATCCGCTGCGCTGCATTGCTGGCCGAGCTTAGATTTTCCAATCGTCCAGCCGGAACCACCTCGCCGGTATCCCTGCGGCGCACCTGCCAGACGTTGCGAACGCCGACAGAGCCGGTGAGATAGCCATAAATGAAATCGCCAGCCCCACCCTTCCAATTGAAATTCTTCGGCAGACGCGCCAGCATCGCCGCCGTTTCGGCCCGCTTGGCGGAAACCTTCTTCTTCAGCTTTGACGGCTTGGCAGGTGCTTCTGGCGCAGGACTTGGGCGTCCTTCAGCTTGCGGTCGCGATTCAGCTTTGACGGCTCGCTCTTGGCTTGGTGCTCCAGTGTCCTTGCCAGTAGCTCGATCGCCGCCGGGGAGCTTTTGCTGGACTTCTTCTGCGCCATATTGCCGTGCCTTCGCCGTTTCGAGAATCTTGGTAGCCGGTGGTGCCGTCTCACCCAGCAGATCGACACCGGCTGTCGTCTTGCGCGCCTCCGTCGCATAGAAGCGCAACGCATCCGCCAGCTTCTCACGACCGGCAGGCATAGTCCAGCTTGTTGTGTTACGAAACATCAGCCGCAGCACGGCCTCGGCCTCGGGCGATATCGTTGACCCGGAGAAGATATCCTTCTGCGCAACGAACTCGGAAAGTGGTCGTCCTTCGTTTCGCGCGCGCTGCACCAGCCGCACCGCCTCAAGTACGGCAGGTGTGACGTCCACGTCGGGATCGATGGCCTCGCTCTTGGCCTCGTCGCGCATCTGCGCCCACGGCCCGGCGACGTCCATCAGTGCGCCGCCGATCGCCTTGATGTTGGTGTCCGTCGATTCGAGCAGGGAGCCGACAAGATCGGCATCGCCATAGGCCTTGGCGAGCAGCGCACCCTGCACGCGCCGGATCGCCTCCTGCGACAGGCCACCTTCCGGCGTGACCATCGCCGCCTGCTCGTTGGGATTGACCACCGACTTCATGAAGGAGCGGACGAAATCGCGATTGCCTGCTTCGCTGACCTCGCCGCCCCGGTAAAGCGCGACCGTCTCTGGCTTCAGCGCAGCGGCGTCGGCCATCGCCCGCTCCGTCGCTGACATCGCTAGCGTTGTCCGTTCGTTGGCCTCCCGGGTGAAGGCCGCTCGATCTGTCAGTTGCCCCTTCCTGACACGCACAAGCACGGGACGGCGCATTCCCTGCACCGGGTAGCCCTTGGATGCCAGATAGTCGACATAGGCCTTTGCCGTGGCCAAGCCTTGGCTGAAGGCACGACGGATCGCCAGCACGCGGCCGTTGCCGCTCTCGACCACGCCATCCTCGGAAATGATCGGAGCGCCGTCGCTGGCGTTGGGATTCTGGTCGAGCAGTTCCGGCTTGAGATTCTGGGCGATCTTGTTGATCTGCTGATCCGACGTGCCGCGACTGCGATCGCGCGGCTGCAGTTCAGCCGGATAGGCCGGGTTGGTGCCACCCTCGTCGCGCTGCGAGGCAATCAGATCGTCGGCCTCGATGACGGCGTAGGTGACAGGCACATCACGGCCTGATGCAGTGATGGCGACGTCATCCTTGACCGGGCGCGTCTCTGGCTTTGGCGCGAGGGCTGGCGCGGCGGCTCCGCGATTGGCCTCGATCTTGTCCTTCAACGCTGCCTGCTTGGGCGGTTCCGCCGCAGTCGGCCGCTCGACCGGAACATAGCCGTCACGCAAGGCCTCGTTCGCTGCCTCCTTCAGCGTGTTGAAGGTAGTGTGGCCAAACGGTCCCTTCGCATCGAACCGGGTGATGCGGAACTTGCCGGGCTCTGCCATGTCGGGTCCGACGAGCGCCCGCTGACCTTCCCGGGTCTTATGCTCCATGCGGGTCGAGCCACCCTTCTCCGCGATCGCCTCGGCCCGTGCCTCGCGTTCTGCCAGATGGGCCTTCGACTTGGCGACGAACTCCTCGAATGACTGCGTATCCTCGGAGCGCGGATGCGCATCGTCGCTGACGTCATCGATCGGCGCTGGCTCTGGCTCGGCGGTTGCCCGTTCGAGCGCCGTGTCAGCGGGCGGGGCTGCGACATCGCTAGCGATGTCACTGGTTTTTGCTGTCGGCTTCGCCCCTCGATATCCAAGCGGCTCGAACGAATAGGCAATGAGATCGGTATCGGACTTGCCCTCAGAGAATGCGGCATTGTGCTTGATGACAGGAGCGCCATCGGGGCTGAGATCGAAGATAGCGACGGAGCCGTCTGCCGATCGGACAACGCGGACTGGAAAAATCCCATTGTCCTCGGTGTCAACGGAATAGTCAGTTGCAGCGCGGGCCGTAGGAGCCCCTACAGCGGCGGGAGCTTCGGTTGGGGCCGCAGTACCGGCCACCTCGGGAACGCCCGTTGGCGGGGCTGCTAGTGGCCCTGCCGTGACTGCTGGAGCAGAAGGAACCCCCTGCAGGATTTGGTTGATGACCGCCTGCGTCTGCGCCCGGTCCCGCGCCAGCAGATCGGACACCTTGGTCTGCGTCAGTTGCAGCTTGCCGTCGACCTCGGTCGCGACGGTGACCGTCGAGGGCTGGCCGGTCGCTACCTCGAGCAACGCCTTGCCGTCATCGATGACGTCGTTGGGAATGGGCGATGTGCGATCGGCGGGCGTCAAGCGAGGACTGGCAACGCGCTCATCTTCCGGTGGTTCAAGCGCTTCCTTGACCGCGCCCTTGGTCACGTCCTGCACTGTCGGTGTGAGCAGGGCGTTGCCCACCCTCATCACGGTGCCAGCCCGGTCCCGCAGGCGAACCTCGGAAGCGATGTCGCCGCGCTTGATCACGTCCACGGTCATGCCGTGCAGTGGCCCGGCCGGTTGCTGGACGCCATCCTCATCGATGTACGCCGGATCATTGACCACCATCGTCTGAGGAGCGGTCTGTAGCACAGGCGCGGGCGGGGCCTGATCAGCCGGGATGATCTCGACGTCGAGAACAGCCGGTCTGATGTCGACTGGAGCCGGTGCGCCGGGCGCTCCGGGCTCCGGTGGAAGCACCGTATCGGCTGGCTGTGCCCCTGCAGGCGTCGGCTCGTAGCGCGGCCGTGGCTGGCCTTCTGGCGCTGGCGGTGCCGCGCGCTCACCGCCGAGTGTGAATGGCAGGGCCGCCGTCGCCACCGTGCCACCGACAGCACCACCAATAAAGCCGCTCTGTGCTACGTTCTCCCACGGTTTTTGGTCGGGGTTGTAGGTGAATCTAGCAATATCGTTTTGCAGCTTTTGCTGGGCCGCCTCTTGCCCGCCCTCAACTAAATAGGCAGTGCCCACCTTGATCAGCGCGTCAGCGAACTTGCCCCACTTGCCGACAGGTATCTTGCTGAACATGACCTCCAGCGGGGCGTATTCCGTCGCGCCCGGGAAGAAGGCGAGATTGGCCGCCTGCAGGATGTCTTCCTTGGAAGCCCCTTGCTGCAGCGCCATGTCGACCTGTTCGCCAACTGACATCTGGATGCCGACGCCAATGCCCGCGCCCCGGCTGATGAGCGACGTGCCTGCCATCGTGACCATCGAGCCGAGCGCCTCGGTGAACGTCCGGGTCAGCGAGTTCTGGTAATCCTCGGCGGCTTTGAATTGTTCAGCGGACCATTTCTGTGTCGCCTCACCGGCCTGAAAGAGCGGGCTCTTGGTGACGTCCCCGGTGGGATGCTCTTTGGCCGCCGCTGCGAGGCCCTCCTTCATCGCGGCTCGCCGCTCCGGGTCCAAGGCCAGATATTCGTTGACGTAGTTGAACACGTCCGGGTCGGCTATTTCCTCCTGCTTTATCGTCTTGCCAGCGTCGATGCGATCGAAGTAGCGGCCCGCTGTCAAAAGCATTTCGCGGCGATCGGCCAGCGCCAGTTCCTGCGCAGCGGCCTGCCCCTTGAGCGCCGTACCAGCGGCAGTGACTGCGCCGCCTGCGACACCCTTCAGCGCCTCCGGTATGAATGAGCCTTCTTCCGCTGCCGGAAGATGGGCAAACATATTGGTGGACGCGGCGGGGCTATCCTCCTCGTCCGCTGTCGCTAGGTGGGCAAATAGGTTGGCCCCTTCTGCCATCGGATCACAGCCCTGCCTCTACCCGGCTGATCCCATATTTTTCCTGCAACTCTTGGATAACCTTTACTGGACTGATGCCCAACCCACCCTCGCTCTTCGGCTTGATGGCTGTCTTGGCATCCTTGATGGCCTGCGCTCTTTGCTCGGACGTCAGTTGTTGCGGTTGTGCCGCCGCCGCCGGGGCGGCTGCATTATCCACTGCTGTCGCTGCCGGTGCCTGTGCCGGTGCCGTTGTCGCGCCCGCATCCGCTGCCGGGGCCGTCACTCCCGGTGCGGCCACTGATGGGGCCGGTGTTCCAGCCGCCGCCGCCGCTGCGTCTGCGTCCATCTTCGCTTGGAACGTCCCTGCCAAATCCCACTTGATTCGCAACTCATCTTCGGTCGGAGGCACAAGCGTGGTGCCAACCATCGCCCTGAAGAGAGCCAGCCGCTCCAGCTTTGGATCGGCGTTCTTCGGACCAAGAACCATGTCCTGCGCCTTGGCGGGGTCAACGCCGGTCGTCACCAAGTATTTGATGTTCTTCATCTCGTTGGTGTCGCCGTCAGCGGGAGCGAGACTGATCTCGTTGCCGTTAGCGTCTTTCGGCCCTTCAACCCGCGTGCCATCCGGCCGCATCAAGATGACGTTGCCCTTGGCATCCGTCACCTCCTTGATGCCAAGCTGCTGCGCCGCCTCGGCCTGCAAGGCTTGGATGTCCTTTCGGCTGTCGACCTCCATCTTGGCAATGCGCTCGGCAGAGTCGGTCGACTTCTCAAGCTCCTTCATCCGCGCTTTGATCTGATCGTCGGAAAGCTCTTTCCTCGAACCGATCTCGGCAGAGGTAACTGCCTTGGTCGTCTCGGCCTGCAACTTGCCCAGCCGCTCGCTCACGGCAAGTTGCGCCATCGTCAGTTCTTTTTGGCTGAGCCGGTTGGCCTCGCCCTGACCTGCCAAAAAGTCCTGCTGTGACTTCTGCAGGCTCGCTGCAAGCGCGTCCCTCTTTGCCTGACGCTTATCTTCAATACTATTTTGGGCATTGGCGGCCATGCCTGTGCCAAGGCCTCCTACCGCACCAGCCAACAACGCCCCCAAGAACCCAGCCATCAGAGTGCTCCCTGTCGCGCGCGCTCTGGCGGTCGCGCTGGTGTCCGCGCCTGTGCTGCCACACCCAAGCCCTTCGGCTTGAAGCCCTTCGGCGCATTCGGCCCACCCGGTCCTTCATCACCGCCCGCCTGCCCGGATTCATCGCTGGCGGCCAAATCCCGCATGATCTTCTCCAGCGTGCCGTTCTGATCCATCCTGACCAGCCGATCGAGATCGCCCTTGGCCCCCTCCTGATCGATCTCACCCGCATCGGCCAGCCGCTGGCGGAACATGTCGAGCGCCGTGAACCATGCCCTTTCCAGCGCGTCTGGGTCTTTCGAATAATCCTTGATCTTGCCGATCCCCGAAACGTCAGCGAGTTCCTCGAGGATGTCGGCACCCGCGTGATAGACGGCATCCGGCGACAGCGTCTCGCCAGCCTGCTCTGCCGCCTGCCCGACGCGCGCGACGATCATTTCGGTCGCCGTCGCCAACCCGTGAACCGGATCGCCATCCTGCGTCTCGTCGGCCCCGCCCTCGAGCATCTTCAGGACTTGGGGCCACATCTCGTCGGAATAGATCAGTTCCCACGCCTTCTTGACGAAGTGATCCTTCTGCGCCTGCTCCTCCGGTGTGGCTTGAGTGACGGCCTCGTCCTCATCGGCCACGGCCTGCGGAACGCCAGCATCCGGCCCCTCTTCAGGCGGCACGCCATCGGGCGGCAATTGATCATCAGGCACCGGCTCTTCCGGTGGCGCTCCCCCGGGCGGGCCGCCCTGATCCGGTGGCACACCCTGTGGCACCTCATCCGGGGGCACCTCATCCGGTAACGGTTCGCCGGGCCGACGCTGCATGCGGGGATCGAGCGGGGGCATTTACGTCACTCCTATGTATTTGGAGGATTGCCAATCCCACTTCTGTTCCGGCGTCGGCCGTCCGTTGTCGTAGAGATATTTGCTCTCGAAGGTCGAACTGGAGGACGTCGACGACGTCGTTTTCGTCGCCGCCGACTTCGGCGTCTGTACCCGTTCCGAAGAACTGCGCGTGCCGCCGCCAGTCGTTCGCCCCGACTGGCCAGTGCTGGCGGCATTCGTGCTCGCAGTACCACCGGCACCGCGAGGATTGTCAGTCGAAGCCCATGCGCGATCGATGACGCCCCGGCCGGTGGCGAGTTCAGAGAGAACGTCGAGCCCAGTTGCAGCCATCCCCGGTATGCCACCGAAAACACTGAGCCCGATCTTGGTGGCGAAGCTCCCCCATTTCTGGGCTGTCGTCATCGGCTCCATAGGATATTTCTGCCCGGCGATCGGACCTTCAGGCTTGCGCCCCCACGGGCCGGTAGCAGGGCCGGTGGCCGCCGCCGTCGCCTTTGCCTTTGCCGCCGCTGTCGCGGGTGTATCCGTTGTCGTTGTCGAGGCTGCTGCCGTGTCGGCGGCCGTTGTCGTCGCCGGGGGATTGGGATAGCCAGCGGTCGCGCTGGCAACTGATGTGCGGTTGACCGAGCGGGTCAGGCCGTCGCTGAACCAGCTTGGTACACTTGCCAGCCAATCTTTTGTCGATGTTGTCTTTTTGGCGTCCTTGTAGTGCGTATTGTACATCGTCTTGACATCGAGCCCCTCATCCGGCGAAACATCCTTCATGTCGACATGGATGGCCTTCTGGCCTGCATAGGCACCAATGCGCTTGGCACCAGCCGCGCGCCAATCAGCGACCGCCTTCGCCTTCTGGTCGTCGGTCATGTTGGAAATGTCGAAGTCAAAGGCGTTGGCAATCAGGTGCTCGGACGCTTTAGCGCCGCCTGCCTTCTTGTTCGACGCCGGGTCGCGGTAGGCCGAATTGAGATTGATCGTCCCATTCGGGTTCAGCTTGCCGTAGTTCGACAGGACATCCTGTATCGCAGGCGACATGCGCTGGAACTCACTGATCGTGAACTCCTGACCGTTTTTCGTAATTCTCCCAGCCACCGGATCGTAAGTCTGCGCGGGGCGAGCGGTCGGCGTCGGCACCTCGCTGGCCACCCCCAACCCCTTAGTGCGGTTGTAGGTGTTGACGTCATCCCGCACGTTCCGCACGGCCGTGGCGGTAGTCTTGGCCGCCGCCGTTGCTGGCGCGGCCGTGGCAGCCGCCCTCGTAGCAGCCGCCACCGCAGTCCCGGCCGCCTTCGCGTTCGATGCTATCGAGGCCGTCGCCTTGTTGTAGGCATTGATCTGCCGCCCCACCGCGTCGGCCGCATATTCGCCAGTGCTGGGCCCGCCACCTTTTGGCCTCTGGTTTGGATTCTTGACGCCCTTATCACCGCCGTACCACGATCTCGCAGCAGCTTCAAAACTGCCGTACTTCGCAACAGCTTGGCCGAACTTGGCGTCGAACAGGGCGTTCTGAATCGCGGGGCTGGAGAGATATGTCTTCTCGTCAACGGCCTTGCCGAACACCTCCTTCGTCCAAGCGGCGAGATTGGATCGCATGACCCCGAATGCGCCAAGGGCGTTATCGATCGAGCCGTTTGCTCTCTTCACGCCCGTATGGACCGTTCCGTAAGGGTCTTCCTCGCCCTCGGTTTCCCGGCCCTTGATGGCAGTGCGATAGGAATCCGCGATCGCAGCCTTGGTCTGCTGGTCAACGGTGTTGACCTCCGTGCGGGCCGCGATGTCGGATTTGAATCCGGTAGCCGGGGCCGTAGCGTCGGCCGCTGCCCTGAACCCGGTCGACTGCTTGGCGTTGCTGGTGCTGAAAGTTGAGGGGGTGGTCGTCGTCGTGCGGCTGGTCATGTAGTCGGCGGCCGTGGCACTTGGTGCCTTGGTGGTCGTGGCACTTGGCACCTTGGCATAGGCACTTGGTGCCTTGGCGTCCGCTCCCACCGAACCCATGCGGGTGCGCTTGCTCAGGTCAGGCGTGTAGCTGCTCTGCTTCGTATCAATGCCGTACACATCCTTCATCCGATCCGAGATGCGGGATCGTTTGCTCAGATCAGGCGTGTAGCCGGTCGAGGTGTCGTCACGCATGCTCTCCCATGTCGAAGCCATGCGGGTGCGGTTCAGATCAGGCGTGTAGCCGGTCGAGGTCTTGCCGCTATATTTGCTGGCGGTATCGCCGCCAAAACCCTTCCCGATAGTGCCGGTCGTGCTGCCACCAAAGCGCCCGGTATCGGTGCCCGTGCTCGACTTGCTCTTGCTCGCGCTCGAGCCGGAATACCCGGAGACGGAACTGCGATCGGCTGTTCCCCCGGCTGCGCGACTGGCGCTGCTCGACTTGCTCTTGCTCGCGCTCGAGCCGGAATACCCAGAGACAGATGACCGATCGGCGGTTCCCCCGGCCGCGCGACTGCCCGTGCTCGACTTGCTGCTGCTGCCGCTCTGGCTCTTGCTCGATCTGCCGCCAACGCCGCTGACACCCGCCGCTCCCATAGAAGCAGCCGCCTGACCGTAGCCCTGCGATTGACTGGTGCCACCGCCGAATCCGTAGGCCATCTACCTGCGGCTCCCCGACGATTTCGAGGACATCCCCTTGGACACCTCGGAGTTCTTCAGGCCGCGAAGCGCACCACCAGACGGCGGCGAATTTTTGTAGCCGCGATAGGCATCCTTGATGTCCCGCATCTGGTTGTATTCAGCTTCGCTCGCGGTCCACTTGCCGACGACGGCCAAGTTCGCAGCGGACGGGATGTAGTCCATCACCTTGGACGTGACCCGGCCCTTCTTCTCGTAGTCGGCAGTGCTGCCAATGCCACGGGTGCGTGACGTACTTGCTGCCTTGCTGCCCGAGCTACTCTTGCTGGCCGTTTGGCCATAGCTCTTGTCGCCACTGCTCGCCATCTCGCGCTCCTACGCCGTCTTCCTCTTCTTTTCGACTTCTCCGGTTTCTCTGTTGTAGGCCCAGTCACCACCCACCAATGCCTCGTCGGAAACCGTGTAGCCCTCGGTGATGTCCTTCTGCTTCTTCTCCAGATAAGCGATTTGTCTCTCCTGAGCTTCCTTGTATGCCTCCGTCTGTGCCCAGCCAGAGTAGGCATTGCCTGCACCTGCCAGCACGTTGCCGATTAGGTTCGAGCCAGCGTCTGTCTGGAGGTATTTGCCGAATCCACCGAACAGAGTGCCACCGCCGCTGGAGCCACCGCCGCCGCCCGTAGAAGTCCCCGCCGTCGTCGCCGCTGACGTGCCGCCGTAGCGCATGCCCTTAGCACCACCGAATCCCGTGGCATTGGCCAAGCTGGTGCCAGTCCCTGTCGCCCCGGTCGCCGTGTTGGCCGCAGTCGTGCCACCCCCGGTCGATCCGGTGGTGATCGAGTCGACACCCGTCGCGCTTCCGGCCGACGTAAACGCGCCTGCCAATCCGCCAGCAGCAGCCCCGCCGAGCCCTCCAATGACAGCCCCCTTCTTCCAGTCTCCCCCGGTCAGCGCGCTGGTGCCCGCCCCAACCAGCCCTCCGACAAGGCCTGTCTTGAGCGCCCCAGACAGCATGTTGCCGAGTATGCTGCTGCCACCCCCGAACAGGCTGGACAGGCCGCCGCTGGCCATGCTGCTGCCGGTCGCCGCGCTCGCGGTGAACAGGGATGCGCCAACGCCACGAACCGCATTGCCAAGCGCCGCTGCTCCGGTGCCGAGCGAGGTGAAGACTTTGGTTATGCCGCTGACAAGGCCAGACATGACTGTTCTCCCGATAGATCAAGGCGATGAATCGCCCCGTAATCCTGCATGCCCAACGTCTTGAGCAACCGGCCGGTCACCTCTGGCTTGTCGCTGACAACCATCGTCACGCCGCAGCGCACCTCGATCACCATCGGGCAGGACTTCGCCCAGTTGATCATGTTCTTCATGAGCGTCAGCGCGTCGGTCGGGCGCGCGCGTTCGCTGGTCGTCCAGAACAGGTCGGTCGCCATCAGCCTGTCGCCAATCGCGTAGACACGGGCCAGCGTGGCGTACATCAACCCGTCGACCGAGCCATCATTGTCGGCCACCTGCAGCCAGCACGCGCCGATCCCCTTGTGACCGTGACGGCCAAGCCCGGCCCCGAGCAGCCGCTTGGTTTCATTGGCGTCGACCTTGACGATGCCTGACTTGGCGTAATGCGAACGGGCATACCCCTCCTGCAAGAGCAGGGTCATGGCATGGATGTCGACGTATTTGGCGTCTCTGATCACCAGCTTAACTTCACGTTGTACATCTGTTGAACCAAGTTGATCTGCGTATCCCGCATGCTTTTCGCAGCCTTCAGGTAACTATCCCTCTGTGCAGAAGTGAGATTAGTGTTGGCCATGATCGAACTGTACGTATTCTGATACATCGACTCCATGTTGGTCAGCATCTGTGACGCCGAATTGCGATCGCTGGACGACAGGTTCCACTTGGCGATCTGCTCCTGCAGGCTGCGGTCGAGCGCGCTTTCCGATTTGCGGAAGGCGATGTCCTTGTCCTGCGCTTCCTTCGCCGCCTGACGATTGAGGTTGCCCTCACTCATGCGGAACTGGATGTCCTTCTCCTGCAGGTCAGCGGCCAGTTTCCGGTTCGCGGCCTCGATGCCTTCGGTCGAAGCGATCTGCGCGTAGGTCAGCTTTTCCTGCGAGGTGATCTGGTTCTGCTGGAGCAGCTTCTGGAGGTCGCGATCGAGGTCAGCCTGCGTTCCAAGGAAGTTGCGCTGGGCGATGTTTTCCGCCGTCTGCCAGCCGCGCGCCGCGACGTTCTCGGCCGACTGCCAGCCCTGCTGCTGCGTCTGCCCGGCCATGCTGTATTCAAAGCCCTTGGCCGCCATGTTCTTCTGGAAGGCTTGGTTGGCCTCCTGACTGGCGATCGGCAGCACGTTCTTCAGAACCGCGTCCTGCGATTCACCAACGGCCATCGAGCTATTGAGCAGGCCGCGCCGGTTGGCCGCCTTCAGCCCTTCGGTGCGCGCCATCTGGTTGAGCGCGCTGTCCTTGGACGCCAGCTTGGTGACCTGTGCGGCAACGCTGTCATCCAACTGCGCCTGACTGCCGAGTATCTTGCTGGGATCGCTGAGTTCAGCAGTGGAGAGGGCCATCACACAGCCTCCAGTGCCGCGATGCGGGCATTGGCGTCATCGAGCTTGGCGCTCAATTCCTTGACCGCGTTGATCAGCGCGAAGGTGACTGCCGTGGGATCGAAGGTGCGGAGATCGTTGACGTCCTGCCCGTCGACCTTGCCTTCGATCAGCGAGATCGTCTCGGGAAAGATACCCTCGATTTCCTGCGCGACGACGCTGACGTGTTCCTTGTGATCAGGGTCATCCTTGAGGTCGTATCTGATCGGCCTGACCTGAAGGATTTCGGCTAATCCCTTCTGGTAATCTCCGCGAACGTTCTTGATGCGAATATCGGAGAAGACAGCCCAAGCAGTGCCTGCCGCCTTGGTGCCGACAGTGCCGGTAATCCGGAAGTTGCCATCGGCAAAGAACATATGCCAATGACTAGCGCCGCGCCAATACAAGTCTCCGTTGGCGGTATTAAAGTCGAAGTACCAACCGCTTTGAAACGACAGGTAGCGGCCAGAACCACCATTGGCGGCAACTATATTGCCACCTACGGCATATAGAGCAGTTGTCGCCGAAACGATTCCTCCCGCGTACACTCCGCCAGCGCAAACAAAATTCCCTGAGCCGTCAACGTATGACTGATATGCGTCATTGCCCAAGCCGTAGGGGCGGAGATAGATTCCGTTCGTACCGGCAAAGACGCCCGAGCTAGCCGTGACGCCAGAGGTAGAGATATTTCCCAGCGGAGCGGAGATCGACCCGTTCATCGTTATGCTGCCGGGCATGCTCATGTTGCCACTGTTAATCAAGCAACCGCCAACGGTGGCCGAGGTGAAAGTGCAACTTGAAGCATTGACGTAGATATCGGCAGAAAGGCCTCCGACGACATGAACTGAATTGTAAGTGCATTGTATTGGCGCATAGGTTCCGCCATGCGTATACAAGTAGACATTCGCGGCGGTAGAGATGAAGCCCCCGCTCGCGCTGTAGACGTGGCCGCTAGACGACACGGATGCGCAAGTAAAAGTACCGCCATTATCCAGAGTTGCCCACAATGCGGCTGGCACTCCAACGCCACTCAAGCTGCCAAATGAAATTCCGGTATAGTTCGACGGATTCCAGAACCCCGCGACCGTGCCACGATCCGTAGACCACGCGCCGACAGCAGGCTGCCCCCCGGCAGCGCCGTTCACCGACGTGACCCATCCACCGTTCGACGTGACGCTGCCGCTCGCATCAAGCGTGCCAATGACGTGGAGAGCCCCGCCGCCACCCGCGATCGAGTTCACCACGATCTGGTCGCCGTAAAACGACCCGCCCGTCAGCGTGAGCTTGTCGGCCGAATGGGTCAGCAAAAGATCGCCCGACGCCCAGTTGATGACGCCGCCCGACGCCAGATTCACGGGGCCATTGAACGTGTAGCCAGACGCCGCCCCGTCAAAGGTCAGCAAGTCTGCGGAATGGGTGATCGTGACATCGCCCGCATTCCAGTTGATGACGCCACCCGTGGCCAGATACAGGTCGGACCACGACAGCACCGAGGTGCCCAGCGCCGCGCCATCATTGACCAGTGGCACCATCACCGCAGTGGAAATCACACCTGCCCCGGCGAGCGTGCCAGCGCTCACCACGTTGCCGCTCTTGTCGACCGAAAACTTGTCGATCGTTCCAACCTGCAACTGCAGCAGCTTCGACCCGGCGGCACTTGCCGCGTTGGTGACGTTCATCTTGATCCCGGCGTAGGTCGTGCCCACCGAGTTCCAGATGGCCGTCATCGCATTGATATATTGGTTGGCCATCGCGTTACCTCTTCAGGCGGCGTCGGGAGAAATTGTAAGTCTGCGATGAGAGCGTGTGCTGGCGGGCAACCGCCGAGGCGTGAACCAGAGTGGCCGCGATGTTGGGGCCAACCCCGGCAAGGTGATATTCCAGACGCCCCTCGATCGGCTGCGCCCAGTCGATCGAGCCATAGCTGTCCGCAGTGATGATCGCGGTGCCCGCATCGACATCGACATTCGTCAGCGCACCGTTGTCCCCGCGCGCATAGTCGGTGTGAAAGGCCACCCCCATCGTGATGTCGTCGGGCGTGTCGAGTTCGAAGCTCACCTTCAGCCAGCGGGTGTGCTGCATGGGCGACCCGGCCGCAGTGAACGGAAGCCGGATGTAGCTGTCGATGGCATTCCCGTCATAGGAAGTGCCGCGATTCATTTCGTAGACGTAGCCGTCCTGACAGCCGACGAACAGGCGATCGCCCTCGCCGTTTTCCGTCTCGCCCGAGCAGGCGCAATAGACCCTGACCGGCAACTGGAACGGTAGCGCCTCCGGGTTCTTGCGGCCGACGTACATCGTGACGCCGGTCCCATCCTCCCAGAACAGCCGGTATTGATCCTTGGCCTTGACCACCATCGAGGCGGTCGCCAGAACCCCTGACTGCAGCTTCTGTCGCACCAGCCGCTCGATCAACTGCGTCAGCGAACCCATGCGCCAGTCGCCAAACGCTGCCGACGTCGAGATCGAGTGGACGCCGCCATCGTCCAGATAGACCGGCGTGTCCAGCATCTGCGCGGTGTAGGGCTGGGCACCCGCCTGATCCGTAAGGGCGTTCAGCGTGAAGGTCGTTGAATCCTGCCCGGTCAGGTAGTCGATGCGGTTCTGCCCGAAGATCACCAAGGAGGTGACCGCAGCCGTCAGCAGCCCGGTGATGGCATTGCCAAAGGCGATCTCGCCCGCGCCCAGCGTCGTCTGAAATTCCAGCGGCTCGCCAAGCGCCGAGTTGAGGACTGTGCCTGACGTGTAGCCGAGGAACAGATGGTTCTGGAAATGGGTGACGAAGGAAGGCGAATCGAACAGCGCCGACATGATGATCGAATCGCCATTGGCCGCGAGGATGGTGTCCTCGTTGTCAGCCAGCAGGTAAACGATCTCGCGCGATGTGCCTGCGGTGATGCCGGTCTGGATCGGAGACAGCACCGAGCCATTGAACTCGAACGCCGTATCGACGCCGTTGACGAAATACATATGGGTGCGGGATGCGGCCCCATAGAAATTGTGGGTGCAGAAATCAAAGCGGCCACCGCCCGCGATGTTGATCGGCAGCAGCGGATAGCCGATCGCCGCGCCGCCGCTCTCGGACCCGGCGATGTTCTCCTCGATGAAGGTGCCGACGACGTGGGAGACAATCAGATAGCCCGACGCCGTGCCGTCCCATGCCCCCTCGCGCACGATGATGCGGTCGATCTGCCCCATCGCGCCCGAGGACATGCCGATCGCATATTCGTTCTGGACGAACTCGACCGTCCCAGAGGCGAACTGGAGCACCGAGCCAAACACCACCTGCGTCCAGCCGCCAGCGGTGGCCCGAAACATGCCAGCCGTGCCGTTCGCCTGATCGCGAAAGGCATAGATGTTCTCATCGAACACCCACACGCCACGCACCGGACCTGTGCCGGGGACAGCGCCAATGGCATCGCGGCGCTCTGCGACCAGTGTCTGATTGTCGGTATCGGAAGGCCGTGGACGCCCGTCAAAGCGCTCGTAGCCACCCATCGAGGTATAGCCTGCGACGTCGGGCTCGTAATTGGCTGCGGCAATCGCGCGGCCAGACGGCAACGCGATCGGCGGCGTGGCCAGATCGAGCCCGCCTGCCATCAGTGAGGTTTGCACTTGGATCGGCATCAGGCCAGTGGTGCCCCCCATCGCATCTTGGGAAGCTGATGCAATTCGAGCATCGACCAGTTGGGCAGCATGCGCAGCCGGTAGACCGGAATCCGTGGCCCCTCGTCAAAGCCCTCGAGGTAACACAGCGCCGCATCCTTGATCAGCGTGTGGAAATCGACCGGCATTTCAGGAATGTCGCCGTCGAGGGTGAGCATCTGCGGGCTTTTGCGGTACTTGCCGCGCAGCGTGTACTCGGCATCGGGAATTGGCGACAGCACCAGACGATTCTGATTATCCACGGTAAAGAATTGCGGCTTGCCGGGCGTCTGCACCCCGCGTCCCTGCGTTTCATAAAAGCGATCGACATCCAGCCAGCGCAGCGGCCCCTCTTCCACTGCGCCGCTCGTCGTGAGGTAATGAGACAGGCCCATGTCGGACATGTCGTCCTTGAATCCCCACTGCGAAAACCGGGTGATCATGCCGCCGTCGCGCTCGTCCGCGAACTCGGTCGCTTCATAGTATCGCTCACCGATTTCAGTCTGACCGACGAAACGGCTGGTCATCCAACGCCACATGCGGTGCGCGTTCTGGATGTCGAGATAGGCTTCGGAAACGAAATCAACGATCTGCTTCAGGCGGTTGGCTTGCCCGGTCACGGTGGTCGGCAGCACCCCTTGGATGGTGCCGGATTGCTGTACCGTCATTCGGGCAAGCTCGAGGAAGGTCATGCTGCAGCAGCCTCTTTGTCTTGTGCCGCCCGTATCTCTTCCGCCGTCAGTACGGGCTCGATCGTGAACACCGACACCGGGTATTCCGGCACCTTGCGGTAGCCGGTGATGTTGGAATCCGCATCGACCTCTGCGATGTGCGCCACGGCGTTCTGCAGCGCCTCGTAGTAGCGGTAGTCGACCCAGCACGTTTGCGCGCGCGGGATCAGCAAGGTGACACCGTTGACCGAGGTGAACACCTTGTCGTTGCCGCCCGGCTTCTCCTGCGGCTCGATGCGCAACTGGACGCTGCGCTTGCCCGGAATGTGCCGCTGCTTGGGTGGCTCGACGCGAACCGGCTCGTCGTCTTCCCGGCCGTCATCGATTTCGATGAAATCAGTAGGGAAGCCAGCCTGCGCCAGCTTCGCTTTGATTCCTGTCACACCCAGTCTTGGATTGACCTCCAACCCCATGTTGGCGACGACGTGTTCTGCCAGCGCCGTCGCGTTCATGATGTCGATCGGTATCTGCTTTTTGGTCATGTCACTTCTCTGTCGCGGGGGGCGGCGTGGTGCCGCTTTCAACCGTGCCATCCGCCCTGATGGTGACGGTGGTTTCAGCGGGAGGAGTGGGGGAGCCAGCGGGAGGAGGAACTGGCTCCCCTGCTTTCTGCTCCCCGGAAGGAGCAGGAGCCTTACCTTCGGCCTTCTCTTGAGCGGCCTCTTGGTAATCCCTTACCTTTTCGTCCCGCGCCTTCTCGTCTTCGTTGAGTTCGCCGGTTTCGATGTCGTCGTCGTCGTCGGGCGGATCGACGTTGTGGATGTCGGACTGCGATTTAACCGTCTTGGCTTTCTTGGCCATGTTAATTTCCTCCGTTCGATTTGAGGGGGCCGGACAAGTTTCCCCGCCCGGGTAATTCGTCAGGCCCAAGCGCCCACCACGGTTGCGGGCGTGGTTCCGGCAACGATGCCGTCGACCAGCCACAGGTTGGGGGCGATATCGGTGAAGGTGATCACCGTCCCCTTCACGCCACCGGATGCTGCAACCAACGTGATCAGCGCGTCGGTGCCGCCAAGCGCTTCGGTCGAACCCGCCGCGAAGGTGGTCGTCTT